GCGACTGCCCAAAGGTGCAAAGTTTGCTTCTCCAAGCAATGAAGAGAGAGAGAAAATTAACAAAACTTTTGCTGCACGTATTCGTAATATTGTAAGTACAATTGATAAAATTCTTTTTAATCGTCTAGATCTTTATATTGGAGTCTCTCCACCTTCTGTAACGATAGCTCAATACAAAGAAAAGTTTGGTACACTACGAATCTATCATGATGGTGGAGATGATAAGGTTGACGGCATGGTTCGCTATGCCGAACATCTTTCTTCACTTACTTGCCAAGATACTGGAAAGCGTGGGCAATTGTGCAAGCGTGGAATGTGGTATGCTACATTGTGTGATCAAGAAGCACAGAAAGAAGGTTATAAGCCTGTTGATGAGGAACTTTAATATAATAAAGACATGAGTAAACCAATTTACATAGTAGGAGATATCCATGGTAAATGGGATCAATTATTTTTGAAAATAAAAGCATCAGAGATTCGTAACTTCACACTGATTGGTGTGGGCGATTTGGGTATTGGATTTAAACTTGACAAACAACAATCTCGTCAGTTTGACTATATCAATAGCTTTTTTGGTGGCAAGGGCATTGACTTTATTGGCATTCGTGGCAATCATGATGATCCATCTTATTTTGATGGAAGAGTAAGCATGAGTAATTTTAAACTATTGCCCGATTATACTTATCTAACGCTAAACGACAAAAAGTTTGGTTTTGTTGGTGGCGCAGTTAGCATTGATCGTCGTATGCGAGCAGAAGGTATCTCATACTGGAAAGATGAAAAGTTTGTTTTAGATCATTCAAAGATTGAACGTTGTGATGTACTTGTAACACATAGCGCACCTACATGGAGTGGTTCATTTGACAAAGATGGAATTTCTAGTTGGTGTGATCGTGATGAAACACTTTGGGATGAGTGTGTGCAAGAACGCAAAGATCATGATGTGTTAATCAAACTTTGTGGAGTATCTCGTCACTATTGCGGTCATTTTCATCAGTATTCTGTAGTTGACTTTGATGGATGTGTGAGTACAATATTAGACGAACTAGAAATCAAAGAAATAAGATGAACAAACAACTCACCATTGAAGAACTAAATAAAATTTTAGATTCATATATTGCTTTAAAAAAAGTAATGGACAAAGCACATGATGCGGGGTTTATGGATATTAATGGTTTATTTTACAATACAGTTTGGAAAGCATTTGAAGATACAGTAGCTATCATTGATCCAGAAAGTTGGATTATGTGGTATATCTATGACAATGATATGGGAGAAAGAGGAATGCAGGTAAAAATTGCCGATAAAGAATTTTCTGTTAAAAACAGAAGAGATTTGCTGGAAGTTATGAACTCTTATTATGATTAAAAATACTATTATTATTATTCTATTGATTATTCATACTTTCTTATGTATGATGGCAGGTTTTTATGCTGGCGTTGATGATACAGAAAGAAAAGCATATGAAAATGGTCATATGACTATTGAGCGTGTAGGTGATAAAAGAAATTACCGTTGGATAGAAACTCATAAATTAGGATACGATTATGATGAATGAAATAAATATTATTTTATACACTGCTTCAATGGTAATTTTTGGAATTGTTGCACTTATTCTTTTTGATAAATATGATGATGAATAAAAATTAAATTATAAAAATATATGAATGGTAAATTTTTTAAATGTGACTGCGGACATGGTGGACTTTATGTAAGTCATGATCCAGATTTTGGAACTGAATTCGCTCATTTTCAGTATGATATTTCCATTGGTTTTATCTTTAGAATTAAACAAGCGTGGTTGACTCTGCGGGGCAAACCTTATACTGATATGACCATTCTCAATGATCAAGAATTGGCAAATCTTGTTGATCACTTGGCAGAAATTCAAAACCTTAAATATAAAAAAGATTATTAATATGATACACTCCCCAAAAGAACCAATTAAAATAACAATTGAAGGTGGTTTTCGTCCAGATAAAACTATTCAGTTGACACTTTGTCCAGGTGCTGATATAAATGATTGGATTGAAACATTTAAAACAATTTTAATTCACCAATCTTTTAGCGAAACAACTATCAAGGAGCTTTTTGAAGAACCAGATTACAATGAATCATATGAGCTTTAAGAATAAAAAAGAAGCAATTGTTTTTCTTGAATCATTTGAAGTTTTTGTTTCAGATGGAAACGACATTCTCCTGCCGAAGAAAAAACTTTTTGATGATGAGGTGCATGATGCAATTGATTATTTGATCGATGAGTGTGATTTTGGAATTAAATATTTTTAATAAAAAATTGAAGTTATTAAGGTAAATTTTATTATTTTGTATGGAACCTTTATTTTTAACACCCGAACTTCATCAAAAGGGATGGGGTGATGAACTCTGGATTGTAAATAATGACAAATATTGTGGGAAAATTTTAAGATTCAATAAGGGTTCGGAGTTTTCAATGCATTACCATATCTCAAAAGAAGAGACTTGGTTTGTAACTAATGGAAAATTAAAAATGATTTTCTTTGATTTAAAAACAGCAGAAAGAAAAGAAAAAATATTACAAACAGGCGATGTAGTTCATTTGAAACCATGCATACCTCATAAATTAATTGCAGAAGAAGATTCAATTATATTTGAAATAAGCACAACTCATCACGAAGAAGATTCTTACAGAGTAGAAAAAGGCAACTCTCAAAAATGAAAGTATTACTTATAGGAGAAACATGTTTCGATACATTTATTTATGGTAAATGCGAAAGAATTTGCCCAGAAGCACCTATTCCAATTTTTTTACCAATTCATGAAAAAGTAACCAAGGGAATGGCGGCAAATGTTCTAGAAAACTTAAAGTCATTAGACAAAAAGTATAATAATAAAATTATTTTTGATTTTTGGACCAACAAACAAGTTAATAAAAAAATTCGGTATGTTGACGAACAGTCTAATCAAATGATTTTAAGAGTTGATGAAGAACTTATTTATAGTTTTGAAGACAATGAATTAGATTGCGATATTCAAGATTACGATGCAGTTATTATTTCGGATTACAATAAAGGTTTACTGAGTGAATCTCAACTTATTGAAATTAGTTCCAAAGCAAAATTATCATTTATAGATACAAAGAAAAAATATAATTACGAATGGGCTAAATATTTTAATTTTATAAAAATTAATAATAAAGAAGCAAATGAAAATGGGTTTTTAAATATAAAAGAAATATTTGATAAGATGATTGTTACTGCGGCTAGTGATGGTTGTTATTTTAAGGATAAACATTTTCCAATAAAAAATAAATCAGAAGTAAGAGATGTGTGTGGTGCTGGTGATACATTTTTAGCGGCATTCGCATATTCTATTATTTTAGGCCAAAACGTAGAAAGTGCTATTGACTTTGCTCAAGATTCATGTCAAACTGTTATTAGTAAAAGAGGAGTTGTTTCTGTATGAATCATGAAAAAATTATATCATTAGATGGCTTAAAAAAATATTGGTTCGACTCATATGAAAATGTTTTATTTACAAACGGTTGTTTCGACTTATTTCATGCTGGTCATGCTAAAGCGTTAAATGACATAAAAAAAGATTCGCAATCAAATTGTTTTTTAATTGTTGGGGTTAATAGTGATAAAAGCATAAAAAAGATAAAAGGTGAAAGTAGACCAATAATAAACCAAAATGAAAGAGCTTATGTAGTGGCTTGCCATAGAGCTGTAGATATGGTTTTCATATTTGACGAAGAAAACGTTTCATCTTATATTAAGATGATTCGCCCTAATTTTTGGTATAAATCATCAGATTATGATATTAAGTCAATTAACCAAGAAGAAAGGCTAAGTATTGAAGAAGTTAATGGAGAAATTAAATTTATAAATTTGGTTGATGGAATCAGTACAAGTAAAATCATTAATAAAATAGGAGGAATTTTCATTGAATAAATTTTTAATAGATATTGACGGGACAATCTGCAACAATACATATGGGGAATATGAAGAAGCTGTACCTGTTCAAGAAAGAATAGATTTTTTAAATCAATTATTTGACAAGGGTCATGAAATCATTTATTGGACGGCTCGTGGAGCGAATACTGGAAAAGATTGGAGTAACTTAACGAAAAAACAATTAGATGATTGGGGTGTCAAAAGGCATGAGTTAAGAATGAACAAACCATCTTATGATTTTTGGATTGATGATAAAGCATTTAATGCTGATCATTTTTTTGAAATTGTAAATAAAATAAATTAAAAAAATGAAATACATAATTATATTTATAATGCTTAATTTGATTATTTGTGGTAACTTGTTAGCAAATAATTATATCGCAAGAGTAACATACTATTGGGGCTGTAAAAACACTTCAACTGGAAACAAACCACTTTCTGGCAAAACAATTGCGGTTGATCCAAAAATTATTCCTTATGGATCAAAGATTATTATCCCACAAATGGGAAAAACTTTTATAGCTCATGACACAGGAAGCGCAGTTAAATCTCGTTTAGCTTCAAGAAAGCATGGGCGAAATAATATTGTTGTCGATATTTTTTGTCAGTCTGAATCTCAAGCAAGACAGTATATCAAGAAATATCCAATGTTCATGCCAATTAAAATCATTAAAAAATGAACTTTGAAGATATAGTAGTTTTTTTAGCTTTTATTCTTTACTTAATCGTGGGAGTAAGCTACCTTATTAAAGGTGAATATGCTTGGTCACTTGTGTGGATGAGTTATTCAGTAGCAAATTTAGGATTAATTTTAGCAGCAAATAAATAAAATGGGTATGTTCGATTACATAAGAATAGGAACAACTCTACCAGAGTTGCCAGATGCGGTTATCTCTCATTGGGGAGATAAAGTAAGTGATATTGCCTTTCAAACGAAAGACACACCAAACCAAGCAATGTCAACCTATAGGATTGATGGTAATGGTCAATTGTGGTTTAAGAAGGTTGAAGGTCATTGGGAAAAGGGTAAAGAGGTTGCTGAAGACGCACCATTTAGCGAAAAGATAGCTGCAATGGGTCACTTTGTGACTGATTCAGAGTGGTATGAGAAAGAATGTTTTAGCGGAAACATTTGCTTCTATGAAAGCTATAGTCATCCAGAATATCACGAACTCGATGATCATGCTGGAAATAGCGATGAATGGATGAGATTCGTCCGTGGTTGGATAGAATATTCTGCACTTTTTAAAGACGGTAAGTTAATTGGTGATATCGAGTTAGTTAAACATGAAGAGCCACAAAAATTAACCGATGAAGAGCTTGCAGAAAGTAAAGCAAGGGTTGCCGCTCAACGCAAAGAAATGGAAGAGCGGTTCAGAGAGAATCGTAAAAAATATCCTACAGCTGAACAAAAGCTTATTGATAATATTGATAGAGAGACTAAACTTGTTGAAACTATTATGGACGAGAGTGATTTTAGTTACGCAATAAGCAATATTAGAATTTTAATTAAAGAATATAGAGAAAAAACAGATACATGGTATGAACGAACTAAATAAAGAGCAACAAGAAAAACTTGAAATTGCACGACAAGCAGTTATTGAACTTCAAAAACAACAAACTATAATTTACGATAATCTTACAGAAGAAATTGGTGAGGATAATGATTGGATTTTTGATTATATCTTCAATTGCGCCGAAGAAAGCGAATACACAAACACAGTTAGAAATCAAATTTTCGAATAGATGTTTTACAGAAACAAATACGATCAAACTGGCGAGTCTTCTCAAATGGGTGAATCTGCTGAATTACAATTCAAAAAAATAGCTGAAAAACTTGGTAATCAAGTGACAGACGCGACTTTTAGAGAACAGATTAGCCATATTGATTTTCACATTATCGATAAAAAAGGTGAAAAATATACAGTCGATGTAAAGTCAAGAAAAAAAGTCAAAAGAAAAGATAATAATGTTGATGATGAAGTCATTTGGATTGAATTTAAAAATGTTCAAGGAAAAAAAGGATGGCTTTATGGAATGGCAAATTTTATTGCCTTTGAAAGAGAAGACTCTTTTTTAATGGTCAGTCGTCCTGCACTAGCAGGATTATGTGAAAAAATTGTTGATCTTGAAAAAATTAATGATAATATCAAATATCCTCTTTATACAGGATACCAAAGATACGGTAGAAAAGATCTTCTTTCCTTAATTAAGATAGAAGATATTACAAATAATTTAAGTCACACATTTTTTAAAAAGAATGAAGATTAACGGTGAGTTAGAAATAAAATTATCTGATGAATCTAAAAAAGAAGTTTTTTACGCTTTAATGTGGGAGAAATTTGGATTCCATAAAGATTATTTTATTGAAGGCGCTAGTGTTTATGAAATGAGATCGAATGGGGTTGGACAAGAACCTTACTTTCTCAAAAAAGCTAGTCCGTTGCAAATGTGTATTTTTGAAATATTTAAACAATTAAAATGATTAAGGTAGAGTTTATTGATAAAATGGGATCGGATATTTCTGTGGTTAATGCCGCAAGAGTTTCTTTCAATAAGAATTCTGATTATAATGAAGACGGAAGTTTCAAAGAAGGTGATGAAAAACTTATTGCTTTCTTAGCGAGAGAAAATCATTGGACTCCATTTGGTCACGCTTCACTTTCTTTTCATATTAAAGCGCCAATCTTTGTTGCTAGACAACTAGTAAAACATACAGTAGGGCTTGTATGGAATGAAGTTAGTCGCCGCTATGTAGATTCAGAACCAGAAATCTATTATCCAGATAATTGGCGTAAAAAGAATGAAGATAAAAAACAAGGATCTCATGAAGATCAATTTGTAGATGTATCTTTTGGAGATGACTGTAGTATTTATGCAAGTTGTGAAATTGCTGTAGCAACTTATAAAAGTCTTCTCGCCGCTGGTGTTTGCGCCGAACAAGCTAGAATGGTTTTGCCACAGAGCCTCATGACAGAATGGTATTGGTCTGGATCGCTTTTTGCTTTTGCTCGTGTGTGTAATTTACGCTGCAAGAAAGACACTCAAAAAGAAACTAGAGATGTCGCAAATGAAATTGATGAAATCGCTAAAGAACATTTTCCTGTTAGTTGGAAATATTTGAGACAATGAATATTGTAACATCGCAATGTAAAACAACACTTTTGCTTAATAATGCTTGGCAACCAATCAATGCTATTACAGCAAGAGCAGCATTCTCACATTTGTTGAAGGGTCATATTACTGCGCTCGATAAAAACAATAATGTTTTTCATTCTTTAGATAGATGGAATAAAGATGCTGAGTTTTATGAAGATCAACCTGTATTGAGAAGTGCTAAAGGTGTTTGGCCTATTCCAACTGTTATCATCGTAACGAGTAAATTTTTTCGTCGCCCAAGGAAAAAGAAATTGACCACCTTGGAGATGGCAAAGATTTATAACTTTACTTGCCAGTATTGTTTAAATAAATTTAAAATCGCTGATTTAACAATTGATCACATCAACCCCAAAAGTAAAGGGGGAACTGATGATCATGAAAATAGAACGTTGGCATGTAAACCTTGCAACACAAGAAAGGCTAGTAAGTTTCCATTTTTTAATGTTAAAAATGAACCAGTTACTGCGCCAGAAATTCCTGCTTTAATGTTAAACACAAGTAAGGTTAGAGAAGAGTGGGAATATTTTTTAGGTTCTGTGTAAATCCATGTTGACAAAAACACAAATTTGATTAAAATAAAAATTGAGGGTAGTAAACACCAGAAGTTACTAAGGTCCGAAAGGGAGATTGGGTTGAGATAAACCTACTAATTAGAAAGTTTTATATACTTTGCCTTTAGAGGGGTTAAAGGGCTTCATGCCCTGTACTATAATGTAGATGACATGCAGGACTGCGTATGCGGGTGCGTATGGGAATATATTATAGTCGCCTCTCTAACAGGCATCAATTTTCAATCGCGGGGCAGTCAGTAGTGGTGCTGAACTAGTCTCATAAGCTAGGATTCGCTGTGAGTTCGACTCTCACCTCCGCAATTTTTATGGGTAGATACCCAAGTGGCTAAAGGGGGCAGACTGTAAATCTGCTGATGTATGTCTACGTTGGTTCGAATCCAACTCTGCCCACCATTTTCGCGGGATTTGTATAATGGCAATACGCCATCCTTCCAAGTTGGAGTCATCAGTTCGATTCTGATATCCCGCACCAATTTTTCCCTGCCATTGTGGGCGATGATCCTACAATGAGCATTAAGGCTAAAGGCGGGTTAGCAACCCGATGATGCTAAATGTAATCCGACATAAATTAAAGTAGGCTTGGAGTCGCTACCAAGATGAAATAGTCACTGTGTTTCTTCAAATTGGTCAAAGCTCCGCTTGGCTAATTAATCGGTAGTGGGGAAAATACTTTGCGAGAGGGATCATGCGGAGATCGCTAGGCCCATAGTCTAGAGTGGAGGTTAAATTCCCTCCCCTCGCAATTCGTATTCATACGCGATCAAAGTATGACGTTGCTAGGAGCGGTTCCCTAGATAGTCACAGCCCTTGATGAGTCGTAGGCCGAAATGCTATGGGCAAATCATTTTCTATGTTTTTCTATTGTGGTCTTTATCGCCCGAAGTATGTTGGGAAAGCAGATTGGAAATCTCCGACGAGCCTCTACTAGCAGAAAAGTGACAGAAGGATAAACGAGTGGTGTCTTTAAGACCAAAGCTTCTTCAGCAATAGAAAGTATTTTTAACTCCAAAGTAGCTCAGTTAGTAGTATTTAAATTTATTAATTTAAGTCTTTTTCTAATAGATGTTTCAGAAACATTTAAAATTTTTGAAATTTTTATATTTGATAAATTTTGTTTCTTTAATTCAAGAAGATCTTCATCTGTGAATTTTCTTTTGTTGTTATTATAACAAAGTGTGCAATAATTTGCGCTTGGATCTTTTTGATTACCACAAACACATTTTCTTTTATTAGTTATTATTAATTTTTGCTCTTTTAAAAAATCATCATTAAATTGATAAAAATTTGTTGGTAAATCAACATAATTATTATGCACTTCTCTATGACAATTTGCACAAAGCAAAATACATTTTTTCAATTCTGGTACGACAACATTATCCCAACTTTTTGGATTTGCGCGAATATTTGCTAATCCAATATCTTTTTTAGATGGATCTAAATGATGAAATTCTAAAGATGCATTGCATTTGTTGTAACCGCAAATCTGACAACATCCACCCATACACTTAATCATTTTATCTTTATTATTTTTTCTCCACTCTTTTACTTTTTCTTTACTCATCATGTAATAATAAGTTTTTAAGTTCGAATTTCAAATTAAACTTTGACAAAAAAATATTTTAACATATAATAAAACATAATTTTAATGTAGAGTGGCAGACTAGCAATGCATTCGCCTGTTAAGCGAAACTATGTGGGAGCGTAACCCACCTCTACAGCCATTTTTAGCCGATTTAGCACAGTGGTAGTGCAACTCATTTGTAATGAGTAGGTCGTTGGTTCGAATCCGACAATCGGCTCCATAATTTCCCGCACGTTGGCAGAGAAGTCATGCAGTGGTCTGCAAAACCGCATAGTCCAGAGCGTTACTGGAACGTGCGTCCAATGGGGAGTTAGCACAGCGGTAGTTGCGTCTGCTTTACACGCAGAATGTCGGGGGTTCGAATCCCTCACTCCCTATTTTTATCTACTTACTTCTTCCCAATCCATTGAGGCGAGAACTTTTGCAGGATTTCCTCCTGTTGCGGTTCCAGCAGAAATAGCTAATGTTAATTCTTGAGCAGCACCAGTTAAACCATTTCTTTCTAATTGGAATTTGAAAAGAGCTTCTTTTAAGATGTCGAGAGTTGCACTTGCTTGATTTGTTTGGCTAATAAATCCTGCGGCAAGTATTCTACCACCAGAAATGGTTGTGGCATCTTTTTTATATTCTACAGCAGAATTTGCTCCAGCAGAAATCCAGTCTCCACTTCCACCACTTGTTGTCCCGTTTGCAATTATTTTCCATTTAAAATTACCAGTTGTTGTTGGTAAAATAGAAAGCGCAGTAAGAATTACTATTGCGTCTAATCTTGTTGACTTTAATTTAATAGTAATTACTGGGTAGTCAGTATTTACCGTTGTTATTAACTCGTAAGGGGCATTGACATCTTGACTTACTGCTTGTTGTAATCCTCTCAATTCATATCCACCTTCCGAAATAACAGAAGAACAAATTTGTTTTAATGTGCTGCTGTCAGTAGTTGCGGCAGTATTTGCTATTTCATATCTCAGCGGCAAAGAAGCTGTAGTAATATAAGTAGAAGTAATAATATTAGCGTGATGAAAAGTATGACAAAGAATAAATTGTCCATTAATAACAAACCCCATTCTTACTGAACCTAATCCCAACCATTCAATATCCATCCACAAAATTTGGGCTTTAGTGATATCTAAAGTAAAACCAGAAGCGCCAGTTCCATCTAGCTTGTCCCCATTCCAATTTGCTTTAGATACTCTTATTTCTGTAGCAGGAGATCCATTGACCAAAGAACGTTCAACAAAACTTAAAGTAGAACCATCGAGTTCTAAATACATTCCATTATCAGCGCCAAAATAACCCACTCTTTGTCTTAAACCAGTTTTTGCTGGTGACATTACAAAAGTATTTAAGGTTAATAATGATTTTCCTGGTTGATAAGCAAAAACTTTCGTTGTTTCTCTAGTAACGAATGAACCAGAAGCGTTTGTTACAGTCAAATCAACCAATCCTTGATTTTGATTAAAAGAACCACTACCACTAACACCACTAGCAGTAGACCAAAGACCATTGTCAGCATACCTATGACTTGAATCAAATAAAGTCAATGGAGAAGAAATTCTCATGCGACCAAACGCATCAAAAGCAGTAGAACTAGCAGAATTGGCAAAACTTAAATCGCTTTGCTCTAAGGGTCTGTACACATCGTTTGCGCGATCATATATACAAGGAATTTGTCCTGCTGTATGCGACAATTGACCAAGATTTTGGAAAGTATAGAGATCTGCCATCCATTTATTTACACTTTTAATTCGAAAACTTTCTGAAATTTATCTTGACCCCAAGTGAATGTGTGTTATACTAATTTCACAGTCGAGAGATTGCAATGGCCGTGTGGTGAAATTGGTAAACACTGCGGACTTAAAATCCGTTGCCTTTATCGGCTTGTCGGTTCGAGTCCGACCACGGCTAGAGACAGAAATCACACTACTTCCACGTAGTCTGTCTTGGATGCTTATAATTTAGAAGTAACTAAATGTGTGATGATAATTAAAAACGCTTGTGCGCAGAATGGTTAATGCCGCCGACTCATAATCGGTTCGCCTTCGGGGGTTACAGGTTCGAATCCTGTCGGGCGTATTAAATTTTCTACATATTCCATCAGTGACCAGAATCGGTAATGGCCTTTCTTTATAAGGGAGCATGGGTGTGAAAACCCTTTGTGAGTTCAAGTCTCACCTGATGGACCAATTTCTAACAATATGAACAAAAAAGAACAAAAAACAAAACACAAGAAAATTAAACGTCCTGGAGTTCATGCAAAAAGCAAAACTTCTCATTTGAAACAATCTAAAAATTATAGAAAAAAATATAAAGGGCAAGGATAATTTTATTATAATAAGTATTGTTAAATGGGTAGATGACAGAGCGGTTTATTGTGCAGATCTTGAAAATCTGAGAGGGTGATGAATCCTCCGTGGGTTCGAATCCTACTCTACCCGCCAATTTTTAGTGTAATAATATAAAATAGACAAAACGATGCCTTTACCAAAACCAAAAAATAAAGAAAAGAAGAGCGACTTTATTGGTCGTTGTGTATCTGAAGTAGCAAAAGATCCAAAATTTGAAGATAATAAACAACGTGTCGCAATTTGCTATACTCAATTTGACGAATCAAAATCAGAAGCTTCTATCGTTGGTGAAATCGACGGAGAAGAATTTCTTATTTTTTCAGAGCTAAAAGAAAAAGAGCATAAAGTTGGGATATCACAAGCTCAAGAAATTGATATGAATGCTCCAGAAATGGAACAAGAAACTCCAGAACAAGAACTTCAAGAAACAAATAAAGATCTTTATGAAATGGCAGTTGGTTCAATCACATCAATTAAAGCTCATGCAGATAATATTTTAAATGCCTTGAATGACCTTAAAGTTCAAGAAAATCTTACAGAAACATGGATGCAGGGAAAGCTTGCTATTGCTGAAGATTATTTAGTTACTGTTCATAACTATGTTATGTTCAATAAAGAAAATTAAGGGTGCGATTATTGGTTTCGACATGACGCTTGTCGTGGAATGAGGTTCGATCCCTCACGCATCCACCATTGGTGAGATGGCTGAGTGGTTTAAAGCACTCCCTTGCTAAGGGAACGTAGTAGAAATATTACCAAGGGTTCAAATCCCTTTCTCACCGCCATTTTTTTATTTTTTTTAAATCTTTTTCGGTGTAAAAAGATACATGGGACCAAGGTTTCTTCAATCTCAAATACATTCTGATTATTCTACAGGTTCAAATACTTGGACTCAGTATAGAAGTGATATTAAATCAATGTATGATTTATCTACTTCTAAAGTAGACTTTAATGATCATCTTATCCGCGAATATAATAGAAAGATTGATGGGCTAAATCAAGAAACAGGATTATATATTGTGCCATTTGACGCAGGTTTCAGATTTATTGGAAATAATATTATTTAATTTTTAAAAATATGCAATTCAAAGGCAAATCAGATCTAGTAAAAAAAGTCCAAAAATCTTTAGGTTTAAAAGTAGATGGAGAAGATGGACCAATGACATGGAATGCAATTTTAAATAAATTAGGTATAGTTTCATCAGATGAAACCGAAACAAAAAAAGGAACTCTTGCCGAAAAACTTGTTGCTTTAGCAAGAAAAGAAGTTGGCGTTGAAGAAATCAATGGAACTAATTGTGGTCCTAGAGTTAATGAATACAAATCTACTACTTGGTTAGATTCAACAAAGTCGTGGCCATGGTGCGCGGCTTTTATTTGTTGGTTATTTAGGGAAGCCATGAAAGATGGCAAATATAGTTTCAAAAGACCCCAAACAGCAGGTGCATATGATTTTGAAAACTGGTGCAGAGAGCAAGATACACATGTTCTTTTAAAGAAACCTCATGGTGGCGACATTAAAGCGGGGGATGTAGTTATCTTTAATTTTTCTCATATTGGTTTGGCAATTAGTGAACCAGATGAATCTGGTTATGTAACAACTATTGAAGGAAATACAGATGGTCATGGATCAAGAGAAGGTGGCGCAGTATTGATTAAAAAACGTAAACTTTCTTCTATTAGAAGTAGGATAAGAATCATGATTTAGTGTAATCAAAATCATGGATACAGAGAGATCTCTCTTAAAAGAATTTTTAGATGGGGGCTGGATGATTCCTATGATTGGTGCTGGCGCTATGATAGCTAGATTATTAAGCACTGATTCAAAATTAAGTTTAATTGATCAGTTTAAAAAAATTCTTACAGCAGCTATTGCCGCTGGAATCTCTTGGTTTGTTTTAGAGCAAACAGATATATCTTCTTTGTATAAAGCAGTTACTTACGGTATTATAGGTGTGATATCTCCAGAAGTAATTGATGGAATAATAAAATTAGCGAAAAAGTTTTCAGAAAAACCAGAAAAATTTTTCAAAAAATGAATAACAAACTATTAATATTATTAATATGTTGCATAACTAGTTTGTTTATATTAAATGGAGTTTATTTAATAAACGATTTAAAAGAAATTGTTGAATACAACAACAATCTTGCAGTTAAACTTGATCAGTTTAATAATTTTTTGTATATAATTGGCTCTCTAACATTAGTTTTTTTTACATCTTTGTTCGCCAAGAAGAATATTCAAAAAGAAAAAATGAATGATATTTCGAGAATAAAAAAAATTAAATCTCGCGCAATTATTGAAGAAAAAAGTATTTGACAATTGACTTTATTATTGATAATATTTTTTCATGAAAAAAATATTAGTTATTGCATTTGTTTTTTTGATGTCTTTGAAGATCTTGGCAAAAGACGGTAGGCATGTTTTTCCAACTACATGCAATGCATTATCTCTTTCGTCATCTAGCATTTATTCTTATGAAGACGCTATGAATAAATTTTCTAAAACTAAGCCAAATAATTATGTAATTGAATCAATCAATTACTTTAAAAGTAATGGAAAATATTTTGTTCAAGTGCGTTTAAGAAAAATTTGATTTAAATTTCAAAATTAAATTTACTTGAGCTTGCTACAGTAAAATCTACACTAAAAGCACCAGCGGACTCTTCTTTAGGTTCATATATGTAAGAAGTATTTCCATAGCTATCTCCTGTAGCAACTCTTTCGAGCACACTAACCTGCTGATCTCCCCATATTTCTAGTGGTTTCACGTCATAAAATTTAAAATCACCAATTTTTTTAAAATTAGGAAATGAGGGATTTAAGCCTGGGGATTTTGGATAAGCTCTAAATGAAGCGGAATATCTAATAATTCTTTCACTCTCTTCTGACTCTTGACCTTCTTGATAATAAAAGAATCCTCCGAAGTTGACAGGAGAAAAATAATATTTGTCTGTTTGTTCAAATTTGTCGGTTTCAGGGTTTATTTTGATAATGTTAAATGCAGCAAAGGGTGTCCCAACAGGCGCTATTTTTTTATCTGTAGCATAAAAACTAGTGGTTGTACCAAAATCAAAAGATGCCTCATATCGAGTTACTGGTTGTGCGCCTTGCATTTCTTCTTGACTTGCTTCTTTTTTTATTTGAATAGGATTGGTACATAAACCTTTAGCTAAAAAATTATCTCCTGTAGCAACTTGACAAGTAGCAGTTACATAACTAATTAAAGCTTTTCTAGGATCAGAATCATTTAATTCTCCAAGAGATTCTCTATCCTCTTCATTTAAGAAAAGGTCACCAAAACCAACACCCTGCTCTATTATTGTTGGAGTCAAATATGCTCTTTTCTGACCTTTTCTTTGAACTGATGTATATGAATTCTTAGTTCCACCTTTATTTACTCCGCCATATTTACTTGTTAAAGAGAAGGTGTATGAATATTCTTTTGTCCAATATATATCGAATAATTGTTTTCTGGTTACTGGTCCTGGAATAGCATAAGCGCCTACGCCCAATATTTCTCTATTTACAAGTCTATCGTAGTTTTCTTGTGTTGTTCCTTCAATTTGAATTGGAATATCTGGAAATGTCGTAAATTTTTCAGCCATTTATTTACTAGTGTTTTCTTGTACTAGTGAAGCTAAGAAAGTATATTGAGCACTAGCACCACCATCATCTAAAACCCAAAATTTCTTATTTCCACCACCCCAAATTATATTTTCACGCAAAACATATTTTTGAACAATATTATCTGATACTTCGCAAACAAGATATATTTTATCAGTATCTGGTAATTTTTCACCTTCTCCATCTGGAATTCTAGCAATTTCAGCGCTTTTTATAACTCTTTTATCTTCTTTATCGCTAAAATCTGTACGCATTATAACTTTAACATACCATTTGCTATTTGGTTGATTTGCATACTCTGGCTCTTCACATTTTTCTACTTCAACTATACTTGGAATTTTTGGCGCTAAATCAATTACATAACCTTTATTAAATGAAATATTATATGTTTCACCAACTTGAGTTATGGTTGGAAAAAATGGAATCCCATTTGGGACACTTAAATTATTGAGTGGAAAATGAAAAGCTCCGATATTAGCCATATATTTTATTTAAAAAAATTAAAAATTACTTACAGCAACTCTGCCCCAAAGATTTTGTCCTGTACATAAGTATAAATTATTTCCGCTATAAGCGATTTGTCCTGGGTTGCCATTTTGTGCAGAAGGTCCAGTGAATTGTTTTATAAAAAGAGAATTAAATGATCCAGTTAAAGCGTTTCCAGAGACTACGCCAGAAATTGTAATTCCATTTTTTAAATTCATTACTGCATTAGATTGATTTATAACCAATATGTCTGAAACGGAAGCGGAACCATATACTCCAGTTTTGTAAATTGTTATTGAACTTGGAAATTGTTTATCTCCTGGATTACCAAAATATGGATTAATAATTATATCTCCATCTAAAGTAATATCTCCTTTACCTTGACCAGCTCTTAAAGAAATATCACCTGGAAGCATTCCCGTGCCAGCTAATATAGCTACACTTCCCCCTTGAGCTGGAGAACCGCCAAAACTATTTGCAGCTATTATACTTACCGAACCTCCTAATGAGTAACTTGGACCCCCTATTCCAGAGACACTGCCGCCTGATATGATTACTGAGCCTCCATTCCCCGATATGTTATTTCCACCTGCTATGTTTACTGTACCTCCTCCTCTTGCTCCCGACCCCATTGAGCCAATAATAGAAATGTTGGATGCAGTTCCTGTATTAATTACTTGACTTGAAATTGTATTTAAGAAAGCTGTTCCACTAATATAAGCATTAGTGTTTGCGTATATATTATCGGAATAAAGTGATCCTTGAATATATTCATCTGTTTCTGATGTATAAATTTGACCAAATGCAAAAATTACTGTTATATATTTGCCATTATCACTTATTGCAATTCCATTGAAATATCCGCTATATCCAGTAATTACTTTTTCAGACCAAGATAAACCATAATTAGTTGAAACAAATAATTTAGTATTAGACTTAACTACTTGATATTTGCCATTACCATTCATGACAATTTTGTTCAAAGTGCTAGAACCAATTGTTTTTTGTTGAAAATTAAATCCATTGTCAAAAGATACATATATTTTATTGCTTTCAGTGAGTGTTATATATTTACCATTAGCGCTTATTGCAACACTTTCCCATGAAAGAGCGCTAGAAAGTACTGATATTACGCCCCAAGTTTGACCATAATTACGTGATATCATTGGAGATCCATTATATCTAACTGCAACTATATATTTACCATCGCTACTTATTGAAACATCCGTTAAGAGCGTTGAACCAACTGTACTAAACTGCCAAGAATCTCCATAATCCTTTGATATGTATATAAAACTTTGTCCTGAATCATAACGATTGTCTAATAAAACTTGATATTTACCATCGCTACTTATTGAAATATTTGTATATCTATCACCACCTCTATTACTTATAGTTTTTTCGGTCCAAGTGCTACCATAATCTTGAGATACATAAAGCTTTGTACCAACCGCCGATTGATATTGACCATCACTGCTCATTGCACATATTGATGCAATAATAGTGTCTAAATTCCTCCAAGTTTTACCAAAATCATTTGACGTATGTATATTAGCAGCACCCGCTGTTTGATGTTTTCCATCGCTACTCATTGATATACTCACCCACTGTCTATTAACATTTCTAGCAGTCCAAGATGAACCAAAAGAACTATCTATTAATACGCTATTATTTTGAGAAAATTTAGTTTTACCTAAGAAAAAAGAATCTGTATAAATTCCAGAAGCTGTTGTAAGTGGCAATTCACTTAATGGATATGTTGGTTGACTTGAAAAGAATAAGTGATCTTCAAATACACTTGGTTGTGTGAAGTTTGTTGTTCCAGTTATTGTTTGATTGCCGCTAGTATAAATAATATTTTTTGCAAAAATATTTTCAGAAGCATAAATATTCCCACTAACCGCTAAATCGTTATATAATGTTTGTTGTCCCATGTGTTTATTTATCTATTAGTAAGCATTTACGTCTGCATCTACTGTGAATGAACCAATCTTAAATGTAATGTTAGATGTTGCTGGCACTGATGCAAATGTACCATGTGTTGCTACATTTATAGCCCTATTAGAGCTTAAACTGTTTGTCGTTGCATATCGCATTATATTTGTTTGGTCTAATCTGATAATTTTGTTAGTTGTTGAAGCAGAAGAAGTAAATGTTATATTCGGTTGACCAGCCAAACTACCCCAAGTAATTCCTCGGAAAACATGAGATTCTAATGTGGTATTTTCTGTCCAACTTAATGCAGCACCTACACCAACATGATTATAATTAACTATTCTAAAGCTAGTAGTAATTAACCTTAGATTCATACCAGCAGTTGCGTTATATGTTACCAAAGTCCAAACGTCAGCATTTATCTGAGCACGAGCACCATTACCTGGAAAAGCTGTACCAGAACCATTAACAAATCTTCCACAATATACATATGGAATTCTTGCTGCAACATCTCCAGTGCCAGTAATATTAAATACAGTAGCATTTGAAGCAGTAAATGTATTTGTCATTGCTATAGTTTTAGCATCAACAGACAATACTCCGTTCACAATATTAAAAAGCGTACCATTGGCGGCATCTGGACCAGTAATACTATTACATTCAAATGCAACAATAGGTGGTGAAAAAGTATTAATTGAAGCGGGTATTGTTAGTATTCCTGCTGAACCAGTTAATACAAAATCAGCAGATCCTTGAATACGTATTGAATTAGCTGCTGGAAAATTATTTGTAGCTTGATTAAAAGAAAATCCCGTAACATTATTTGTTATATTAACGGTTGCTCCAGGTTCAAAATATAGGCTTCCTTCATTGTTAAGATCGATCTGAGAATTAATTGCATATGTTCCTGCGCGAACATAAATTAAATCACCAGTCGCTGAGGCAGCAGCTGCGCCAGAAATAGTTGTAAATGGTTTTGACATATCATACTGACTAAGTGAGGTTCTAGTATCTGTACCCACGCTTGAGTCAACATAAAGAGTTTTACTTGTTATGATATCTCCACCACCGCCACCTAATTGTTCAATTTTTACATTATTTACATAAACTCCACTAGCAAAATCTAAATGTAATGTATGTTCGCCTTTTGATACGTGATCTCTATTTTGACCATCAGACATAACCATTGCTCCTGAATGAGATCCAGAAATAATTGATCTTCTTCCAATTATGTTTGAAAATGGAGCTAACGCTTGATTTGATAATCCACCAAATATATTTGAAAATGCGCCACTTGAATAATTTCCTGAACCACCAGCTATAAATGAATAAGATTCTCCAGAGATTCGATTTAAATCACCTCCAATAATTGAAGAACTATTTGATTTTATATCATTTTTATAACCTCCACCAATAAAAGAATAATTACTATCTATTAAAATATTAGATTCTCCACCACCAATTAAAGAATAATTTCCTGTGTTAGCATTTCTTAGTCCGCCTAAAATACTACAATGACTGCCTAAAATTATATTAAATCTGCCACCACCAATAAAAGATGAATAGCTTAAATTTTGATTTGCATCGCCACCAGCAATAGAAGAAAATGCCCCAAAATCAAATAAATTTCTATTTATATTTGTGTTTGCTTGCGAAAGCACAGTATTGATTTGGGACGCAGTATTGCTTAAAATATAGTTTGGCATTTATTTCTATTACACTTCTATTATAAGATATTTTAATTTTTATTCAAGACTTCCATAGCCTCCTCTTCACTATCAAACCAAACCCATCCATCTACTGGATAGTCATATTGATCTTTGTCTTGAGCTACTAACACGAACCCATTTCCTTCTACTATGTTTGGAGCATAGAAAAGTTCCTCATTATCTTTTTTGTAAAATCCTGATGTCATAAAATTATGCTGTTAAATTACTGCCCAGCCTTTTAATAGGGCTGTTCCAGTTCTTAATTGTCTAAATGTTAAACTATTTGCACCCCCCGCAGCCATTTGTCGTGATACTGTGATGCTTACGTTGGGGTTAATTGATACAACCTGCGTTCTATAGCGTAAAGTTCCAGAACCGTTTGTAGTTAATGCTAGTGGCACTAGACCACCCAATGTTGCCGCTACTTGAAATGTTCCAGCTGTAGCATTGACTACATAATAAATTCTATTAGTAACAATACCAGTCGTTGTTACTATAGTTGCAAAAGAAACTTCATCCCCATTACTTAATCCATGACTTGCAAGGTTGACTAAATCACCTGCGTCTGTGAATGTCACAGCTCTAAATGTTGTAAGAGGGGAACCAGTACCAGTAATTTGCATACCTACAACAATACCAGTTGTATTTGCCATACTTATTGTCGTACTACCGACAGTTGTAGTTCCTGTAAGAGTTACAGGTGTCGGCGCTCCCCAATTGTTTGTTACTGTTATTTGTTGAGAAACAGTACCTATTGTGTCTAGATAATTGAATATAGATTCTAATTCTTCTTTTGATAATTTACAACCACTATAACTTATTGAATATTCAGATCCGCTTAATGCTGCTCTTGTAAGTGATATACAACTTGTAAAAATACTACCAAACTTTCCTGTACTTGTTCCAGCACCTGAAATTAATAACGGTACAGTTGTAAGAGAAGAGCAACCACTAAACATAGAACTCATATTAGTAACAGCTGCTGTATTGAATAACGGTACACTTGCAAGAGAAGAGCAACCACTAAACATACTAACCATATTAGTAACAGCAGCTGTATTAAACAGTGGTACAGTTGTAAGAGAAGTACAACTATTAAACATACCACCCATATTAGTAACAGCTGCTGTATTAAACAGTGGTACGCTTGTAAGAGAAGAGCAACCACTAAACATACTACTCATATCAGTAACAGCCCCTGTATTGAATAACGGTACACTTGTAAGAGAAGTACAACTACTAAACATACTATTCATACTAGTAACAGCTGCTGTATTAAACAGTGGTACAGTTGTAAGAGAAGTACAACTATTAAACATAGAACTCGTGAATTGCACAGCCCCTGTATTGAATAACGGTACACTTGCAAGAGAAGAGCAACCACTAAACATACTAACCATATTAGTAACAGCAGCTGTATTAAACAGAGGTACAGTTGTAAGAGAAGTACAACCACTAAACATACTAACCATATTAGTAACAGCTATTGTATTAAAAAGCGGTACACTTGTAAGAGAAGTACAACTAAAAAACATACTACCCATACTAGTAACAGCTGCTGTATTGAATAGTGGTACACTTGTAAGTGATCTACAGCTAAAAAACATTCCTTCTGGTGGAATATTACCTCCCATAGTAGTAACATTTTGCGTGTTAAATAATGGTACAGTCTGAAGACGGGAACAAGAGGCAAACATACTATTCATATTAGTAACAGCCCCTGTATTGAATAGTGGAACACTTGTAAGAGAAGAGCAACCACTAAACATAGAACTCATATTAGTAACAGCTGCTGTATTGAATAACGGTACACTTGTAAGAGAAGTACAACTACTAAACATACTATTCATACTAGTAACAGCTGCTGTATTAAACAGTGGTACGCTTGTAAGAGAAGTACAACTACTAAACATACCACTCATAGTAGTAACAGCTGCTGTATTGAATAATGGTACAGTATTAAGAGACCTGCAATTATTAAACATACTAGTCATATTAGTAACACTTCCTGTATCAGACAATGATACACTTATAAGACTAGAACAACCACTAAATGCACTTGTCATATTAGTAACGTTAGTAGTACCGCTGAGGGATATATTTTTTAATGAAGTTAAATTGGCAAATGAATTAGATAAGTTAGTTAATAATCCCATATTGACTCCAGTGAAACTAACTAAATTTTTACAAAAAGCCAAAGAAGCGGTTGCATTACCAAGAGTTAAACCTGTTAAACTTGGGCAAGATAAAACTATTTCTAATATAGGAGAAGAATCAGGAAATGTAGATCCCGTTAATGCATATTTTTGGTTAAAGTCTACACTTGTTATATTTTGACCAGCTTGAGGAGTAATGACTACAACTGCCATTTTATAACCATCACTTGTAACGGTGGCATTTAAATCTGGGTCGGTATAAGAGTATTCATGTTGAGCCTTAACACCAGATGCAACATTTTCTGTTACACCATCACCCCAATCAACTGTATATGCTCCAGATATTGTAAAAGCGAGAAAGTTAGATTGTTGCGGAAACACTGGCATCAACAAAGCTATTTTTTGCTCTGAAGATATTATAGTCGGCATTGTTAGCCAATCAGCTGGACGTGTCCAAGTACTTGATGTTGAGCTAGTAGGTGATGGTTGTTTAATACGCAGTCGATCAAATCTATCCTTTTTAAAAAAAGAAGACTTACGTGAGACTAACGGTCCAACTTTATTTCCGTAACGAATACTCATATTAACTTATCCTATTTACATAGCCAAAAACATTAATGCCACTCAATACACTAGCATTTCCATATATAGAAGATCCTGTAGTTCCATCTCCTTGTAAAATTAAACCAGGGCAGATTAATGTATTTCCAGCATAAGCCTCAATAACACCTTCAAATAAAATATCAGTTGAAAAATTTGTACCACCATATAATAAATTAAACATTATATCTGATGCTGTAGAGTTTGTAGCATACAACCACACTTCATCCATTATGCCTGATGATGCTTGTGTTGTGTGTATTGTTGTAGTGTTAGCACCACTGGCAGCTATAACAATAGACTTGCCATTTGTGCTTTGTGATAATAATTGCTTTGTATATGTTGCCATGATTTTATTTATTTTTTATAAAAAGATTGAAAGACCTATGATTGTGTTTGAGTTTTCTACTAAAGAGTTTATTTGAGTTTGTAATTCACCACTTATTCCAGTTACATAAGTTTGAGTAGTATAAGAGGATAAATCGACTCCAGTAATAAACCCACTAGGATTAGAATTTGCGTAAAATTGTCCAGTTTGAGAATTAGTAATAAAATTACCAGTTTCTGATTTTAAAGCATAATTTCCTGTCGCATTGTTTAGCGTAGAAATTTGTGTTTGTAAACCGCCACTAATTCCTGTAACATAACCAGTGGCGGCATAACCGCTTGGATTATTAGATGAATAAAATTGCCCAGTTTCACTTGGGCGAACTACATCACCAGTAGTTAAATTAAAATATTGTCCAGAAGAAAGATGATAAAATTGATTATTTACACCTCCTTGCAAATTTGATAGATTATTGTGATCAACAATCGTTAATCGTTGAGATAAAAGCGAAATTGAACTTACTACGTTTGTTGAAACAGTAATTATATTTCTACCAGTATTTGAATTTACAATTATTGACATGAAATATTTTCCGTGCTAGATTCAGATGTTGTTATTGTGCCTTGCATTAATCTTTCTGTAACTCCATTGGTATTTAATATAACATCATAATAACATTCTCCAAATGGTAATTTTTTTGTACCCTCTTCATTTAAACTAAGGATAACACCACTTGGTAAAACTTCGGAAACACTAAATCCAGTAATTGGAGAAAGACCATAAAATTCAACAATTTCAGATTTTACACAAACATTTGAGTTTGTTAAATCAACGAAAGTGCCATCTGTTTTTTGCAAAACTAAAGAAATTGAAAAATCAACACCCTTTTCTATTGTGAAGTTATAGATTGCCGCTGCCATTTTTAAACTTTACACTCATTTTGACTTATTGAATAAAACCATGCATTACTATCTTCGGTTGTCCATTTATCGTAACTCTCACAATTCCAAATTTTAGAATTTCCTTTGTAATCTGGTTTTTCTGGGAACGGTTTTGTTATAAAACTTGGATCTCTCCATTTTAAACGGTTATTAGGTTGTAAAACAAAACACCCATTATCTAATTCAATAAAATGAGAAGATTTATGCTCAAATGGATCAGCAGCTAAAGTTAAATCTATTCCATGAGAGTAATCTGGACCCCATTGGAACGTCCATAAATAAGTGCCACTTTCCCAGTTTCCATTTTTTAATTTTACGTCTACTTTTAAACCAGACAAATAATTAATTGAAATTATTGAAAAATTGGCAGAAAAACAATTCCAAAGCTGTAAATGATGAAATGGTATTTCTGGTGCATTTTTATCTGTTACGAATGCATGAATTGGAAGTTTATCACGTAAAACACCATTTTCCATTAAAACTTGAAATAGCATTCCTGAACCACAAACAGATCTTGCGCTAACAATTATACCTCTATCAAATTCACCAAACCCTTTTTCTAAATCATATTGAAACTCTTTTTTAACCCAAACTTTTATAGGTGGAGTGCTTACCTCATGCATAATAAAATTTACACAAAAAAACCCCCTTGTTTCCAAGGAGGTTTAGTTGATATTTAAATTTTATTATTCTCCAGTTTGTTTTGCTTTGCCAACATTAATGGCAAGAATATCTATTACCTTATAAGCCTTAGACAAAAATGTACCTTTTTTAGGCGTTGGAGTTATTGCAGAAATTGCTGAAGCTGTGGCAATAACTGATGAAATAACACCAAACCAAGGATATTGTTTCATTATTTCTAATGCTGTTTGAATTATGAATAAAGTGTTCATACCTAATGATACACTTATTTTTTCAAAAATTCATTTTTTTTGATTAACGCTTCATATGCCCCAGTTCTAATAATTCTTTCTCTTTCGGCCATTGCTTGATCTAAATTATTTAAATTATTTTTTATAAAAAATAATGGTCCATTTTTTTCGAAACGATATTCAATGTAATATTGACTGTTAAATTTATTTTTCATAAATTAATTTTAACCCATTCCTCAACGCTTTTCCATTTAAAATCTCCAATATCTTTAACTAATTTATTAGAATTAGAACAAGTAAATGTTTGATACTGTTTTTTTAAATCTTCGGGAAAAGGTATTTCGGTAATTTTGCAATTAATTTTATTTTGGATAATTTTAGCAACATCTAAAAAAGATATTGGTTTTCCAGTTCCTAAATTCCAAATTCCATTTAAATGTGGACTTTTAAGAAATTTGAGATGCATTTCGCAAATATCATCGACTGAAACAAAATCTCTTAAATAGAGGTTGCTGTTTTTAAAAATTTTAATTTCACTTGTATCTTTTGCTTGTTTATAGAATTTACTTATTGGACTAGCTTGATCACCCTTCTTTTCCTCGTTTTTTCCATAAACATTAAAGTATCTAAATCCTTGATAACCAACTCCATATAAAGATAAAAAATTGTCAAACATATACTTGCTATATGCATATGGATTTAATGGTTTGCAAAATTCATTTTCACAAAAATTACTTTCAAGACCATAAACAGATGCGCTGCTTGCATATTGAAATTTTACATTATGTATTAAACACTGATTGTAAAGCTTGAAAGAGAAATCAAAATTTTGTATCAAAATTTTATTCAAATCTTTTTCTGTCGTATTTGAATTTGCCCCAAGATGAATAACCCAATCATAATTCTTTATATCAGGAAGTTCTTTATTAGATTCAATTAAATCAAATCCATCTACATGGTATCCATTTTTAATTAAAAATGGCATTAAATTTTGGCCAATAAAACCAAGATGACCAGTAAGTAAAATTCTCATGCCAAATTATAGACGCAAGAACAATAAAGTCAAGGACTATAAGCCCAATTCTTAAGAGAAATATCTCTTTTCGATGGACATTTTTGATCATCTGGGCCATTTACTGGCTCGCCTTGTTCAGCGCCACGCATTCTGGATACAAATGAAATCGTTCTATTAGCAGAACGAACATCTGCCATTGTCCAATCTTCTTTCTTTTTGGAAAGAAGATTTAAATTACGATTTATCGGTGCGCGTGACAATGAAGCTGCGCGACTACAAGCATTCTCACTCCACTTCTTTAAAGAAGAGTAACTCATATTTACTGTGTCGTGATATTTTTTATAAACCTCGTCTATTTTATCTTGTGTTGTTTTTTTAGCTTGAATCACCATTGATCCAATATGCTCTTCTACAAGATTATTATTATCAATGTCATCGTTCAAAAAATCTAAAATAACATCTTCGTTAAATTCTGAATCATAAATTGCTGCTAAAATTATATCTAAATCTTGATCTCCAGTGTCTGAATCGATATGCGATTTAGAAAAATAATTAAAGTTATCTTTATATTCAATATTTTCAATTAAATCAATAATGTACTCTCCATTAATAATTTTTTTATTGATAGAGTACGACACTCTATTTCTTTCAAAAACTTCTTCTTCAAAGAATTCATCATCAATGTCGTCTATAAACTCATCAACTTGTTTAGATTGAAGGGAAAGAATAAATTCGTTATCTTTAATTTCATAAGAAAAAACAGATTGATCTATTATGTCTTCATCAGCTTTTCTATAAGAGTCTTTGACCTCTTCTCCCTTAGCCATTTTAAGGAACATGTTAACTCTAGCCATTGCTAATTGTTGATTGCTTGCATTTAAGCGATTAGAATTTGAAAAAGCTCCCATACCTCTCCTATAGACTTTTTTTAATTGAGTCAACGTTATTTTATTATTTGATTTAACGTTATGTTGCTTGACCTTATTTTTTAATGATTCTATGATCTCATCATTAAATGCAACCGCATTTTCATCAAGATTGGCATTATTAAAGGTATAATCATGGGATTTTTGCGCAAAAGAAGAAATTTTATTTTCATCTTTGATCAAGGTAATTTCACCATTTCTCTGCTTATATTCTTTAATAATCCAAATTCTTTTTTCGTAAGAATCTTCTTCTCCAAAAAGAAAATTTGCATTAGAGACGATGCTTTCGTATTTCTTTTGACTGAGAAAAATTAACATGATTAAATATTTATTAATATAAAATATCTACACTTTTTTACAAAAAAAGTTAAGATTCAAATAAATCTTTATAAACTTTGTGTTTTTCTTCTTCTTTCATCTCTGAAAGAATTTTTTCAGCTTCGTTTTCTGCAATTTTAGAAATAATATTAATTGTTTCAGCGAAAGTGATTGATGAAAATAATTTTTCCGTTATTGCGGATTTGATTTTTAATTCCTGTTCTTCTGTCATTGTTCCTTGCTTTCGTAAATTCTCAAATCAGGTTGATTGGACGATTTGTCCTTTTTATCATTAAGGAAGACAACAATTTTTCTTTTCTTGCCAGATTCCTTATCTAGGATCTCGCCGCTGTAAAACGATTGTTTGCCTCCATTTACGCGCCAAAGTGCGCCTAGTTCTCTTTGTTTCCAGTCGTTATTGTTCATTTAATTGTAGTTTTAAATTGTGCATGAATGATTGTTTGTCCATGCAACTTAATTTACTATAAGCCTTCTTTAGTCTTCTGTAAAGTCTTTTCTGAATTAAATTTGGATTTTTTAAATCTAAATTAATTAATTTTCTAAGTTCCTTTGCTTTAGTAGCTCTCATTAAAATATGATGAATTTAAATTCAATAAATTCAATAAAAATTTTACAAAAAGGTTGACTTCAACGATATTTATGGTAATATTCAATTCATGAAGACACTAAATAAGAACCAAATTAGCGCACTTAATGCGATTCGTAACTCAAAGGGCCGTTTTTTCGGTCTTTACACAACCCAAGGCCGAGTAATTAATGCTCAATTTATTGGGGAGACAGATAGTTACATTCGTGTTTATGATCGCAATGAGCGTGTTGATAGAACTGTAGCAAAGTCTAGTGTTGATCGAGTTACGCTTCGCTAATTATAGGTTAGCAATAAAGAAAAAGGCTAGTCCATTGGACTAGCCTTTTTTTTGTTTAAATTCTACCTTAATTAAAAATTAAGGTAGAATTGCCATTAATAATTTCATTAGAAATATCTGGAATTAATTTTGACTCTATGGCTAAGTTTAAATTTTCTATAGAGTTATCTTCGGAACAATTTTTATCAACGAAACTCTTAATAAAATTAAAATTAAAATTTAATTTTATATCTTTTATAATTAAATTATTTTGAATTTTTTTCAATCTATTAAAAAGTATTCTTCTCAAATCTTTTTGTTTTAATAAACTAAATTCAATTTTCTCTGTTATTAAATCTAAAATTTGTTTTTCAATTGTTGGTTCATTTGATTGATTCTTGTCTATATTAAACCCCATGCTTTTTGCATTAGCTTTACCACTGCATGTTAAGAAGATTTTGCAATTTGAAAAATCCGCAATATCTCCATTGTTCATTTGTAAGCGACCTTCTTTTAAGATTTGACAAAACAAGCCAAAGCAAGATCTATCAACTTTATCAAAATCATCAATGATGATCACACTATTTGGATGTATGCATATTTTTTCAGCTAATGACGTATTGTTGTTTAAATCAGAAATAATCTTATAAGGAGCAAATGAATCAGAAAACTCTATACCATTATAACTTATAACATTAGTTCCCGTTTTTTGAAGTTCGTCTTTAATCAATTGACAAAAAAGGGTTTTTCCAACTAGTTTATTTCCATAAATTAATAAGCAATCTGGTTTATTGAAACTAGATTTAGCGCTCAAATTAAGATTTAATATACTTAATACGTTAAGTATTTTTTTAAGCGCGATGTTTTGCCCCACTAAATCTTTTTTAATATTACTAAAAATAATTTTGTTATTTTCAGTTCGATTCATCGGATTTGTTTTTTTATCAAAAAATGTTTTTAGATGATCTAATTTAACATGAGCTTCTGTTTTTATTAGGTTTTTTTCCCAAGCTTCTATTCTCTCATTCATTTCTTCTATCATTTCTTTTTCAAAATGACCATTCTTTTCTATGTATTCAAAAATCTCTTTTTGTTTGGTTTTGATTGATTCATCTACTTCCCAAAAATTAACTTTTGCTTGAGCGCCACAATGATCAATAACATCAATAGCTTTATCTGGATAAAATTTATTTGGAGTAAATCTTTCGCAAAAATTAATAACATTTTCAACAAACTCTTCTGAATATTTAACATTATGAAAATCTGCATAATAATCAATTATTTGTGGCAAGATTTCATTCATTTGAAATTTAGATGGTTCTTTTACGATTACTCTTTCAAATCTTCTATCAAGAGCGGAATCTTTCTTAATTGTATTTGTATATTCAATAATAGTTGTAGCTCCTATACAACTAATTGTGCCACGCGCAAGCTCTGGTTTTAAAATATTAGAAGCTTCAAGGGAGTGATTTTGTCCACCACCAGCACCAACTAAAGTATGAATCTCATCAATAAATAAAATTAAATTACTATATTTTTTTGCTTCCTCAACAAAATCTTGAAGTCTTTTTTCAAATTGACCACGATATTCTGTTCCAGCAACCATTGTTGCTAAATTAATTGAATAAATAACTTTATTAGAAAGTAATTCTGGAGCTTCTCCTCTAATAATTTTTAAAGCAAGACCTTCTACTAATGAAGTTTTTCCAGTTCCAGCTGGGCCAACCAAAATAGCATTTGGTTTTTTCTTTCTACATAAAATTGTAGCAAGTTCATCGATTTTATTATCGAAATCAATTATTTTGTCAAATTTGCCTTGCGCGGCTTTTATGTTAAGATTTTCTGCAAATTTTGAAAGAATTGGATTGTCAACAAACATATCAATCCAATCATCTATTTTATGATTTGGATTTTTATCATTTTCTTTGTCTTCTAAAAAATTAGAAGGAACACAAAAATCTTTACAGAAAATTAAAGTTTCTGATAAAAGTTCATTTATTATTTCATTATCTAATAATTGTTCGCTTTTTTTAATATCAAAATATTTATATACTGCTTTTGGCGTAAACTCTTCAGAAATAAAACAAATAATTAATGATTCTGGCGATATATAATCAATATTTAATTGATCTTCGCAAATATTTTCTGCTAAAATAAAAAATCTTTTTAAATCTGGAAGAAAATGATCTGATGGTATTTTGCTTTTACCTTTTTTAACAAAAGATAATGCAGTCTGTGTAAGCTTAACTGTATCTATATCACATCTTGAAAAAATATTAAAAGAAGATAAGTTTATCTTATTCATAAAACAATAAAAGAATAAATCCAAATCAATTCCACTTTTATTTAAATTAATGGATAATAATTTGCAATCTTCTATTATTCCTTGTAAATGTGGTGTTATGGGAAGTTTAATCATTTTTTGCATCTCTTAGTTTCATGTAAATTTTACTATCAATAATTTTAACATTATCTACAAATAATGTATCAGAACTTTTAGTTCCAGACAATATCAAAATATCTCCTTTTTGTACTTTATTATTTTCTGTGAAATTTGTTAATTTTGCTTCTCTTCTATTATCCATGAATAGAAACTTTTGATTTGCTTTATTGTCTGACAACATAATCATCATATACTTATTGCCATTTGAACTAATTCTAATAAATGAATCCTTAACTTGACCAACAACTTTAAACTCACTTCTATCGACAAAATCATTAATGCTCTGAAGATCATCAAGAGTTCCAAATTCATCTTCAAAACATTCTTTTAATTCATGAGAATAACTATAGCCAAGCAAATAGTTTTCGTACCACCATTTAGAAAATTTATCATGCTTTTTGTTATGAGAATAAATTTCTTTATATTTTGAAAAATTATTTTTAAAAGTAATGAATCTTTTTTCAGAAATTACGAGTTTGTTGTCATCTCCAATAATTTTTTTCTCTACAACTTCTGCAATAGAGTTTAAAATATCAAAACCAAATCTATCACCTATCTTTACAAAATTACGTTTTTCTCGTTCCGTTAAAAGATTAAATGCTTGAGCTTCAAGAACAAGCCTACTTCTATCTGGAGAAGAATCAGACATTGTACCAGCCTGAATTAATGCTGATAATACTGAGATATTAATGCCAGCATTTTTAGCTGCGGTAAATACTTCATATTTGTTATTGAACGACAATCCTCTAAAATCAATTAAAGCTTCCAACGCCTTTACAGAAATACCTTTAATGCTGTTCAGACCATAACGAATATCATTACCCTCAATGCAAAAATTCATTTGAGAATGCTCTAAGGATGGGGGTAATAATTTTATTCCAAAATTAATTAATTCTTTACTAATGGTAGAAATATTTTCTAATGGATCTGGTTCAAATTCTGCGCATTCAAGAATGGAAACAAAAAATTCTTTAGGATATTTGTGCTTAAGATAAATTGTTTTAGCCGCCAACGTTGCATAAGCAAAACTATGAGATTTATTAAAAGAATAATCTGCAGATGCTTGAAGCGCATTCCAATAGAAGTCACTTATTTTTTCATCTAAGTTTTGTTGTTCTCCAGCTTTATAAATTTTTTCTTTCCATGCTGGCATATCATCAACTTTTTTCTTACCAACAATTCTTCTTAGAACTTCAGCTTCTTCAAGAGTTAATCCAAATACTTTATTAGCAATTTGCATAAGTTGTTCTTGATAAAGAATAACGTTCTTTGACCAAGAAAGAATTTTATCTAAATCGTCATGTAAGTTTAATTGACTTGGGTTTTGTTTTTGATCTTTATAAATTGAAACAAATTGTAATGCTCCAGGTCTAGCTAAAGCAATTACATCAGACAATTCATTTAAATTATTTGGTTTAATATCTTGACATACCTTAAAATTTGTATCCGCAGAAATCTGAAATAATCCCATTGGGTAATTAAAATTTTGAAGAACCTCGTAAATAAATTTATCATTTGGATCAATTTCATTTATATCAATGCCTACCTTTGAACATGTTTTATGAGCAATGGTTAATGTTCTAAGACCCAAGATATCGAACTTAACCATAAGGTCACTAACATCATTCATGTCATAACCAGTTACGATATCTCCATCTTTTGTTTTTTGAAGAGGAACTACATTACTAATTTTTTGAGAGCAGATTGCAATTCCTGATGGATGGACTCCAGTATTTTTATTTAAATTCTCTATTTTAAGAGCGTTTTCAAATGTTTTTTTATGCTTCTTAATCCATTGATCAAATTTTTCATTTTCAGATCTAGCATTAGTTAAACTAAAAACTTTTCCATGCGCTTTAGGAATCATATCGCTAATCTCATTAGCCTCTTCCTCTTTTGCTTCGTCAAAATATTTTGTAGCCTCTCTAATGCAAAGCTTTGAACTAAATGTATTAAATGTTAATATTTTTGCTGTTCTTCCAAGATGCTTTTTTTCAATATAATCTATAACTTTCTGTCTTTGATCATAAGAAATATCTGAATCAACGTCTGGAAGTAAACTTCCAACCAGATATTCTTTGCCTAATTTATCATAAACTTTTTGTGCGCGAGATTTGGAAACAAATCTTTCAAAGAAAAGATCATGGGGTATTGGGTCAATATTAGTTACGCCAAGCAAATACAAAACAAGACTACCAGCAGCAGAACCTCTTCCAGCGCCAGTTGGAATACTGTTAGTATGACAAAAATTTAAAATATCCCAGTTTAATAAAATATAATCAGTGAATCCAAGTTCATTAAATGTATCTAACTCTTGCTTCGCTCTATCATAGTATTTATCTTTATTCGTTTTTTTAGTTATACCTTTTTCTCTCAAAGCATTTCTAACAAGAGATTTAAGCAGATCAAAACTAGAACTTTCATTATTAAGAGAAGCGTCTATTTTTTTTAACACTGACTCTTCGACAGAAATCTTTGGCAAATCTACACCTACTGGTTCACAATTATCGTAATTATAAAAATCTTTAAAAATCATAGTTCCATATTTTTTTTAATTTCTAGAAAAATCTTGAAGCACATTTCGCAATCATAAACAGCTTCATGCAGTTTCTTTTCGTCAAATTCAATGCCAAAAAATTTCAATTGTTGAATTTGAGATACTTTTGATTTTAATGACCTATCATGCATTATTTTATATTGCCATGATAAGAAATCATGTTTAGGTTTATCAAGCTTTTCTCTAAAAGCTTTACCCAAACATCTTGTGTCATAAATTCTATTTAAATAAGAATAATCTGGTTTTTCGCCAAGCAATTTTTGCAAAACAGCTATCATATAAACATCAAAACCAAGAATATTCTGTCCTACAATTATATAATCATCATTATATAAGTAGTTTTTAAATTTCTCCCATACCTCTTTTGGTTTTTTCTTTTTCTTATTATAAGAATCTAAATTAAATCCAGTTAATTTAATTACTGTATCATTAAGCTTTAAATCTGGATATGAAATGTATTCATCATGTTTCTCAATAACGCGATTACCTTGACAAACAATCCAAGCTAGTTGCCAAGGTCTTGATGATGATAAATTTAACCCTTCAGTTTCTGTATCAAATACGATATATTTTTGATTATATGGGAGCATGATTTTCTAGATATGATTGCCAGCAAAACTCATTTGAGCAAAAATGATTTAAATTTGGATTTGAATAAGATGGATTTTTTCCATTTGAGCGATTACAAATTGCTTTATACATTTGAAACGCTTCAAAATCTTCTTTATTTTTATAATAAATTGATTTTGCATTTTGAATTGGTTGTTTAGATCCATTCATTGTAACTCTATTGACTTGATTTTTTATAAAGAAATCAAATGGATGATTATTGTCCTCAATAAAATAAAAATGATCAAATTTGGATAGTTCCAAATGAGACAAACCGAAATAAAATAAATTATTATAAATATAAGAGTCGTAAAATGGAACTCCTATTTTAACATTATTGAAGAATAATTCATCTACTTCAGACAAGTTTAAAACAATTTCTTTATTTTCAAAAGTTTTTGAATAGAGGGCTTTTATATTATTTATGCCATCATTGTTTTTTGCAAAGAAAATTAATTTACTAGGAAGTTCGGAAAATGAATTTTCAACAACTGATAATCTTATTCCAAAGATTAATTTAATACCAAGTTCTTGAGCAACATTATTAATACTCCTAAAGCCATAAAAAGAGTCTTCAACAACAACAATTTCACTAAGATTATATTCTGATTTAATATCAAATATATCTTTTGGCTGCAAAATGGATCGCCCAATACTAAAGTGAGTTTTAAAAAGAGGTATTGCCACTAGATAAGTTTATAACAATTCATTGATATTGTCAAATCTAAAAGCTGGACATCCAGAATATTTTCTCTTTTCTATAGAGAAGCCAAGTCCATTTTTTCTTTTTTTGTTTAATTCTTCTTTAACATAAGAGGAGGATATAATATTTTTATCTTCGTCTAATAAAACAAAATAGTCAAATGGAAATTTAAATGGACAATGCCACATTAAAGTTCCATCTTTTTTTAATTGACCTTTATATTCAGCTCTTCCACATACAACCCTCCCGCTAAACCCCTCTTCTTTAGAGGGGAATCCTTTATTATAGGCAAGACCATCAATAGCAGATTTTTCATTAAAATTATTAATTATTGATTGAATTTGTGTTAAAAAATATTCAAAGCCTTCTAGTTCATCTTCTGCCACTTCGCTCATTTCAAGAAGACCTTCGTTTTTACAATCAAATTTCAGAAACAAAAACTCCATATCTCTTTTTAAGAAATCTGGATATAAATATTTAACAGCAAGACAATACATTAAATTTTGCATATTATCTTCAACTTCTTGACCGCTAAAAATTTGCTTAGATGTTTTGAAATCTCTTATTAATGCTATTCTTTTTTTCTTGAATAAGAATAATTTATCTATAAACCCAAGAATTCTATAATTCTTTTGACCATTATTGACCTCTATATCAAAATCCTTTTCGCTAATAGATTCTGTTGGTTTGCCGTATTTATTGCCAAAAAAATCATAATTGAGACCCTCCATAATCATTTGATTAATTAATTCAAGATTATCAAAATCATCAATTTTATTCTTTCTTGCAAAAGAATTAACCATACGATTAATTGGTTTAGATGATTTTATATCTTGATGTTTTACTAATTGATCATAATGATGTTTATGTCTTGGATCGCCAAGAACCTCAAAAACTGCATGACATATACTTCCTCTTAGACTCCCTTCATTTGTTGTGTCTGGAAGCTTTAAATGATATTTGCACCAATATTGCCAAGAACATGTTTGTAATGTTTTAATTCTTGATGCCGAAAGTGGTTTATTCACTAATTCACTCATAGTTAAATTTATAAAGTTTTTTAAGTTTTTTGAGAGAATCAGAAAAAGATTTATTTGTTTTTAATGTAGACTCCATTTTTTCTGCTATTGAAATAACCATTTCAATAGACTCCTTGTGACTTATATCATCGACTTTTTTAAGATAGATTTCCAAATCATTCTTTGACATTTGTCCAAAATCATTTAAATCTGGCGGTATAAAATAAATATGTTTAAAATCTATTGTATCAATAAGTTTAAATATAGACTTAATCGCACCTTCAAAACCGCGATTTCTATCAGAGAGATAATCATTGTTAAAACAAACAATGATTTTTTTAACAGGCATTAAACTAAGTTTAGATATAAATTTAGACGAAATATTTAAACCAAAACTAACTAAATTATTTTTAATGCCTTTATCAAATAAAGATAACGAGTCTCCGATAGACTCTACAATAAAAACCTTCTCTGAATTAAAAATAGAATTCCTGCATTCTTCGATAGAATAAAATGGATAAAACCAATCTGCAACTCTTCCAATATGCAGCCATTTTGGTTTATTTTCATCTAGGTCAGCTTTTCTGCCAGAAAAACCATGTATCTTTTTATCTTTGCTAAAGATTGGGAAAATTGTTCTTTGATACATTTTGCCAGATGTAGAAAAGCCACATTGATATTTCTTAAGAGTTCCAATAGAAATATTCTTATCTAAATAAAAATCATAATGCGGCAAAAGTCTTTGAAGTGATGTGATTGGATATGTTTTTTCTTCTTTCAAAAATGTTTTTTCTTTAATTATATTTACACCCTTTTGTATGTCTTTCAAATAACTCTTAATTATATTATTATCATTTGTATTTAATGTACGAGACAACAACGCCTCAAATGGCATAAAAGTACTGTCCTCTACATAGTCTTTCCATACTCCAGTGTCCTTGTAAATTTGAAGTGCCGTAGTGTTATCTCCAGATCTATATACAGCATTTGTCCTCCAATATTGACCATGGTCTTTTAGATTATATCCTAGGCTTTCTAAAATTTCTCTATACTTACTCATTGTGAAAAAATCATTGGAATGGAGTTATCTTCGTCATCTTCTTCAAGATGAACGTCTTCATTATTCATAGAACGAACAATGTCATTCAAGTCGCCTTTTTCTGTGATGCAGAAGTTTTCAAATTCAAGATTAATGAAATTAGATTTTTTACTTCCATCTGGCATTTCAACTGGATTGATTGCTCTTAATGGATCTTTGCCAAGATGCCTTGCTTTAAGATTGACTAATTTGTGAGAGCCAAATCTATTTCCCTCAGAATGAATTTCCTCAGCAATCTTTTTGCGCAACAAGAAAAGATGTGAGCAAAATTGAGTAATTCCATCAGAGAGAGATACGACACTTTCATCATCAACAATTGAATCTGCACTCCTGTTATTTGTAATTCCAAGTCTATTTGATTGAACAGATGTGATCATTGAAACACATGGTTTTCCATCAAAACAAAGATCTCTGTGGATAGTTTGTTTAAACTTATGAACCATATATGAAACTTGTTGCCAACCATCAACTTTTCCAATAGATCCGAAATCACTTTTGATATAATCAAAACTAAAAATCAATGGATTACCTCTACCTATCTTAGAATAATAAAATCTTTTCAAAAGAGATGCCATTTCATCTGGACTCATGCCAGCAACATTCTCGTAATAAAATTCCATATTCTTAATTGTTTTAAAAGTAGACCTCACTTTCGCCACAACCTGTTCAGGAGTCATTCCTTTATAAGAAGATGTTCTCCATTTACCTGTTTGCAAAAGCCAGACTGGTATTCCAGTCATTGCCGAACATTGACGAAAGATCAATTCTTCTTCACTCATTTCTCCATTGTCAAAATGAAGAACTGGAACATCATGCGTTGCAGATACCTTTGTTGTGTAATCCATACAAAATTGCGTCTTACCAACTCCAGATCGAGCGACAATAACAGTTATGTTTCCAGGCAATAATAAAGATCCATACATATCGTTAATTTTATCGTGTGGACCCATAAGTCCAAATGTATCAACTGGATTGTTACCACGTTCTTCGACAACCTCTTCCATAATCTCGAAAAGATTAATTGGGCCAGATTCATTTATTTCAAAATCTTTTATACTCTTATTGTAGATTTGGTCTGCCTTTTCTACAATTTCGCTATATTTTAAACTTGGATCTATATTCTTGACAAAAGATGCCACATCTTTGCATGTTGCATAAATTTCTCTTCTGGCTGTAAATTTCTTTAATTCACGAACTGATGATTCAAAAACGTCTTCGCTAATTTTAAAAAAGGCAAGAGAATAAATGTATTCCGAAACATCTATACTATCTGGAAAACTAACCTTTAGTTGATTTATTCTTTGAATCAAAATTGTTTCATCGATTAATTCAGCATTGTCCAATGCGTTTTTAAGCAACTTAAATATGGATATATTTACCTTAGAGCTTTCGGTATAAAAATCATTGTCCTTTAAAAATGATGATACTTCAGCCCATTTTTTAGGATGTTGAATAATTCCGCTTAATACTTTTTTTTCTAATTCGTATGAAAAAATCATAGTGATATATTGTCTTCGTTGTCTTCAATAAAAAGTTCAATTGTTTTCTTAAGAGCCATGTTTACACACATGTTATCAAATTTATTTAAAATAGATGGAATGCCATCTGAATTAACATAAGCAAGAATAAAGCCTTTCGTTCCAGATGATGATGTACCTGTAAGATCATAAAGTTTATGGACTATTGATTCTGGTAATGTAAATGGTTCATTTTCCTTCATAAGATTTCTAAATTCTTTAAGAGTTCCTCGTCTAGTTTATCCGATTCCAATATTCTTACAAGCTTAATATTGTTGACATCGCAAAAAAGTTCCTTTTTTTCATCTCTTTGTAATTGGGCTAAAAAATTTTGTCTTGAATTTGAGTGAAAAAATTTATTAAATTTATAATGTTGATTTCCGTCTACTTCAATAGCAATTTTTTTATTTGCATTATAAAAATCAATTGTTAATCTTGTGCTAATAACTGGCATTTCTTCAAAAACAATATCTGCAATCCAGTATTTTTTTAATAAATCTTTAACTCTTTTTTGAATTTTACTTTTACATGTACTATTCCACTTTATTAAATAACGAGTTGAGTTTTTTAATTTTACTGATTTACCTGATGTCGATAAAAATATCATTTTGATAGAAAATTATCTTTAACAAACTTTGCCAATGCAATTGTTACTTCTTCATTTTCTTCAAGAAAATCGTAAATAGATTGCATTCCTTGAAATTTATCTTTAATTGATAAATTTTGTGATTCCAGATAAGTTTTAACTTCGGGGTCAATAGCAAACCAAGATCCAGATTTTTCTACTAACCCCCACATTGTCATCATTTCGACAACCTCTCTCTCAACCCAAATAGACTTACCATTTGAGCGACCATGTTTAATGGGGTATTTTACCACCTGACCAGTTGATTCATTTGTCGATTTGCAGATAAGAATTTTCGCCATATGGCCAAAAATTTTATTATCGACTCCAATTTGTTGATTTGGTTTTTCAAGAATTTTGTCTGATTTGTTTTGTTTTTGAAATTCAAGAATCCAATCTGGATAATGCAATAATGCATTCCCACCACTTGAGTTTGTTTGGTTATTTGGATCTCCTTTAGCATAAGGATTAATGTCAACCTTTGCTCTAACTTGAGAGATCATGATGCACATATGCCCAAATTTTGACATTCCAAGACTAACTCTTTTAAGAAAATCTGAACTCATTAATGCGCCAGCGGCAACTTTTGCAGCTTCACTTGTGGATTTTTCTAATTCTGCTTTTGGAAGTAAACCATCCATGCTATCTACAACAATACAAAACTTTTCTTTATCTGGATTATTCCTAAGCAAACCTCTTAAAAAATCAAAAACAGTATCGTACACATTGCACTCAAACACCAAACATGTGCCGATAACCCATTCTTCAGCATTAAAAACAAAATTAAGACCAGATCTTTCACGGACATCTTTTGAAAGTCTGCCTTCTGCTTTAATGTAAAGACCTTTTGAATCACCAACACTTTTTAACATATTAAGCATGACATGAAGAGCTTCATTTGTTTTGCCGCCTTCGTTTGCTCCAATAAATCTATGCATTCCACTTCCAAACCCCCCTCCAAGATAAGAGTCTAAAATCATACTACCACTTGAGACTAAATAGTCTTCTGCGGTATTTTCTAAATTATAATGAAATTCCTTGTTGCTTTTAAGGAATTCTTTCGTGTAGTCTATTGTGTTTATTTTACTCATTATCTAAAAATTGTCTTATTGTTCTTTTTTTATTTTGTATAACATCATCTCCAACTTTCTCACCCAAGTCTATTGCACTTTCAATTTTTTTAGGCTTATATTTAAATTCCTTATATTTTAAATCAAGAAATTTAACGCCATCTTTAGTAAGAAACCATTTTATACTTGCCTCCATTTTAAATAATGGTTTAACCTTTGAAAGGAAATCAACATCATTGTCAAATCTTTCAAAGATTTGAGTGGCAATTTTCATATCTAAAGCAATATTGCTGGATTTTTTATTATCCAGCAATCTTTTAACAAATTCCTTTCTCTCCTTAAAAAAGGGTTTAGGAGCTTTTTTGGGCTTAGCTGTTTTTTTACTTTGCGCCATTAAACTCTTTATAATAGAGATTAATGTCATTGTCAACCATTTTTCTAACCAATTTATCAAAAGACGTTTTGGGCATCCATTTTAATTCTTTCCGAGCTTTCGTGGAATCCCCTAAAAGCAAATCAACTTCTGCGGGGCGATAAAATTTTTGATCAATTTGAACTAATTTTAATTCTGGAACACCTGCAAAATCATTTAAGTAATTTGGCAGTAAATATAAAGTATCTAAGTTTTCGCCAACCCAAATACCATCAATGCCAGCAGCCTTAAAAGCTAACTCCACAAATTCTTTTATTGTGTGAGTTTCATTAGAGGATAGCACATATTCTTTAGGTTCGTCTTGATTTAACATTAACCATACACCCTCTACGAAATCTTCAGCATCGCTCCAATCTCTTTTAGAATCTAAATTACCAAGTCTGAGTGTTTCAAATGGAATTTGATTTTCAATAGCGTGTTTGATTCTAGCAACATTTTTTGTAATTTTGCGCGTTACAAATTCTTCGCCACGGCGAGTTCCTTCGTGGTTAAACAACCAACCCTGAATAGCATAAAGGTTATAAGACTCACGGTAAACTTTAACAAGATGTCTTGCTGAGGCTTTAGATGCTCCATATGGACTTCTAGGGCGCAATGGATGTTCCTCCGTTTGAGGGGCAACTATTACGTCACCAAACTCTTCTGAAGATCCAGCATTATAATAACGACATTGTGGGGCAAATTTTCTGATAGCTTCTAATTGATATAAAACTGCCATACAATTAGTATTCATATGATTTACTGGCATAGTCCAACTATTACCAACAAATGAATTTGCCGCAAAGTTAATAAAATAATCTGGATTTTCTTCTTGAATAACTCTGTCCACATTGGATTGGTCAGTTATATCAAGATCAATTAATTTAAATCTTGAATTATTAATAAGATGTTCAATGTTTTGATGATTTTTAACGCTCAGTCTTCTAACTCCAGCAACAATAGTATGGTCTGTTTCTTTTAAAAGAAAATCGGCCATAAAACTTCCATCTTGTCCAGTTATTCCAGTTATTAATACTTTTTTCATAAAAAAATAAACATTATTTATTGATTTGGATTTCCTCCAATATGTGTGCAATCAACATATTCTTGATTAAAAAATGCAAAATGATTTTCGCTTGATGTTAAATGTTTAAAGCCCCATCCAGATTGCAACTCTATATGCATATTTTTAATATGCTCATAATATTGACTAATAAATTTATATGCAAGCCATGCATCTCTAGTTCTAACTATATTTGGCTGAAAAGTAAAAGTTGATCCATATGGAGTTGATTTATCTGTTTGTATAAAATAAATATCTTTATCTATATTAACATCTTTATTTACTTCAGATATTTCATGATTAAATCTAAAACAAAGTAGATCTTTATTAAGGTTTAACTCTTTGATTGCATAATTAATATAATATTCTAAATCATATTTTTTTATATTTATAATCCAATCGTCCTCCAACCATAAGGAATATGGTTGAGAATGTAGTCTGTTATTGCTAAATGATTTTATTATATCTTGCGTATAACCAATCGCATGGCTTTCTTTATCATGACTCCAAGCACCAATTGTTTTATCAACTAAAAAATTAAATGACAAAAGAATCTTTTCCATCTGTTCAGCAATATGCTCTTCATTTGGAGAAACTTTAATATGAGCGTATTTAAAAAATAAATTTGGATTTATCTTTTTAAATAAATCCTCAATAGTCTTTTGATAAATTTCTTTATTACCAAAGTGACCTTTCGTAGTAGTAAATAAAACTAAATTAATCATTGTTCTTTCATAGATATTTTTTATTAAACCCACCAGTTTAAAATATAATCTTCTCTTCCATCATAATTCGGAAAATCTAATTTGTCAATTGGATATTCATTTTTGTCTAATTTAAATAATGGATAATCTTTTCTTAAAAAAGAAATTTCTAAAGAATCTGGAAAATCTATATATCTTGGAGAGTGATTATTAGCATGAATATGAATAATATTATAATATTGGCAAATTTTTTTAAAGAATTCTTGTTTTATATGTTTATCTTTTTTTATGGATGAAATTGGTTCTTCTATGGTCCATTTTTCAGGAATCTCTTCAATAAGTCCATGAATTTCAATTGAAATTTGATCAAAGTGCTTGCTTATAAAATCAATATCATTATTAATGACTTCATATTCATAACCTTCAATATCCATTTTTAAAATCATGTTTTTTTCATTTTCATGATTATTTTCTTTGATGTGATTTTTGATTAAACTTTTAAATAAAAATTCTGACTTAAAAATAAAATTTGGATGATTTACTGGTGGATTATTTATTGATCCATCATACATATAAACATTTTTATTTTGATCAGCGCAATCTAAATCAAAACGCAATCCTTGTGGATCAGATCCAATACCATACGAATAAACTATATTTGACTTATCAAATAATTCTTGTAAAAAAACATAACTTCCATCTTTAAATCCTCCGTATCTTTTTTTAGTAAAATCACTTAGATATGGATATATTATTTTTTTTAAAAAATTATATTTATTTGGTTCTCTTGGATCAAAGAATATCATGAATTTTTGGAATTTCCGTGCATGTCATTTTATAGAATTCTTGATTAAATTCAAGTTGATTTTCTTTTTCGTTCCATTTATAAGAACAAATGCCATTATATCTTTTGAGTTGATAATTAACTTTCGCTTTAAGAAATTCTGAATCTCCACACCAAGAATAATGTATTGGATTGCATATTTCTTTCGGTACTTCTAAAATTGGAAGTTGTTTATAGTCTATTAATTCATTATTAATATTATATGCTATATCATTTTCATAATAAAAATGGCTTATTGTTTTTTTACCATTAGCATTAACAGCAAATATTCTAGGAGGATTGAATCCTTCTATATATGTTTTTTCTGAAAAAACAAAATTTTTAAAATTTATTTTATATGTGCAAATATTTTGATTATTTTTAATAAAGTCAATTGTCTTATTTATTTCCTGTTCGGAATATATTTCATCTTGATCAAGTAACCATATATAATCTATATCATGGGTTAGTAAATGATTTAAAGGAGAATTCCTTGAGAAAGAATCATTAGATTGTTTTCCCAAACAAATATAATCAATAAAATCTCTATGCTCTGTCAATAATTGTATTGGAGTTTCTGTGTCATCAACATCCCAACCACATTCAGCATAATCTTGATATTTATAACTTGATACAGCAACACATGAGATTTCTTTAATATTTTTCCATGCAGCTAATACTTTACTTGTATATTGCGGAAATCCATAAAAATTACAAAGAAGACCTATTTTCATATTTTTAAATTGTTGGCCATAATGGTTGTGAAAAATTATGTTTGTATTTATTTATTGAATTAAATTCATTTGGATCAATAAATATATCGTTTGCTTCTATTTTTTTGTTTTGAGATAAACTTTTTCTTTCACTCCAAATATCTTTCCAAAAATTTTTATTTAATTGCGATCTTCTGTTTAAGTCAAGGAATCCTAAATGAAATATTTTTATAGAATCATCTGTTGCATTCAAACAGCCTAAACAATTAATTAAATTGCCATCTTTGTCTATTAATTCACATGTATCAGATTTTTCGGGATCAAATACTTCATTATTTATTTTAGAAAAATTTACAGCACCTCTATAGCAATCTTTTTTTGTATGAATATACCATTTTTGTCCTATATTTTTATAATGATCCAAATCAAAAAATAAATCAATACTTTTTAACATAAAACTACATGATTTATTTTGACTTATTAAAATATTATATAAATTTATTAAAGAATTTTTGCTGCCAGAGACCCTTTCATCTAAATCTATTTGAAATACAATTTCATTTGAACAATTTTGTAGACTATGATTTTTTAGAATTCCATCCCAATATAAATTATTAAAATCAATATCTACATCAACAATTTTTATTTTTTCAAAAAATTTATAATTTTTTATTTCTTGTTGTATATCTTCTAGGTCTTTAGTTACCGTACAAATAACTACTTCGTCAAAATAATAAAACCAGTTATCTAAAGCTTCAATTAATGATAATTGAATATTTTTTAAATTAAAAACAGTTGTGTAAGCACTAATTTTCATATTTTTATGATTAAAGAGAAGTCATGTTTGTCTATCTGATCTCTTGCGCCAAGAAATTCATATCTATACCAGTCGTTGAGTATTTTTTCACTATTAACAGATTCTTTTAAAATTTCTGTTAAGCCAATTGTTTTAATACATTCTTTTATTGAATTAAGGTCAAGTTGATTATAACCTAACCGCATAATTTCATTAAAAAATTTATATCTAATTTCATATCTTTGATTTATAAAATCAGCATCATGTTCAAAATGCAAAACTAAATGATTGCTTTGTGGAAACAAATAATATTTCATAAATGCATTAACCCAATGTAGAGATTCTCTTAATTTAGGGCGTAAATTTTCAAAATATGAATCTTTCCAAAATTCTGTTTGAGTTAATTCAATAGGTTTTTGAGAACCTTTAATTCCTTCATGTGGATTTCCAACAAATTCATTATATTCATTAAATCTAAACATAAATCTTTTATTGTACAAATAAACTCCATCAATATCATTAATGTTTAATATTTTAATTAAATCTTTTAATGAGGATGTAAATTCTGGAGATAGTTTTTCTAAAGTATCAATAACAACAAACCAATCTCCTATTCTCATCGGACCTTGAAACAAACAATGATTTCTACTGAAATGCAATCTATTGCACCATTTTGTGTATATTATTTCTCCATCACCTTTTACTGATTCTAAATATTCAGAACCCTCATCTTTCGGATAATGAAATGTCCAAATTAATCCATCAAAATCATCTTTAATTGGATCAATTAAAGATTTTAAATTTTCTAAATTTCCACTAGATGTTAATCCAGTGAGCCATAGTTTGTTTTGCATTTGGACTATTTTATCAAATAAAGTAAATGTTTTCTATTTTTTTTATTTAAAAAATTTTATTGCCAATAAGTAAAGCTATGTTTTTTTTCTTTTTCTGGTATTTGTCCATCAATCCAACCATTATTTAGTACAAGCTCCCATTCTTCATCATTAAAATATGGAAAATCAAATTTTTCAGTTGGTTTTTTTATCATCCACAATTCTTTTGTATCTGTTCTGTGTTTCCACATACTTCCATCTGGATTACTTCTATGACTCCATTTGCCATTATTAAAAAATATTGGAATATTTGAATTAAAATAAACACTTTGGTAAGTTAATTTATTTTCAATGATATAATTTTGTATACATTCTTCGGTCCATTTAATTTTATGCCATGGCCCTGGACCTCCAATTGATTTTGGTATTGAATTATAAAATTCAACAGAAATAAATTGCGCTCTTTCAGAATATTTACCATGACATTGATCTCCCGCTAAATCAACATAAGAAAATCCTTTCTCTTCTATTAAATCAATAAAAATTTCAATATGTTCATTATTTAGTTCTGCGGCTAAAATATGATCTGACTGAATATAAAAAGCATATTTACTTTGACATTGAGCAAATAATTGAATTGTTCCTGCACCACACCCTACATTAACATCATTTAAAATTAACTTATTAATTAAACCTTGTTCTTTTAATTTTTTAGCATAATCTTGTCTTCCGCCATTTGAAAGAAAAGTTACAATATATGGAAATTTACTATATTGTTTAATGCTATTTAAGAGAAGGGTCGCCTCTTCTTCTCTTTCGTAATCTAAAATTAAATATTCTATCATAAAAAACCTCTGAGTTAAAAACCCAGAGGTTCAAGTTTATTGAACAATGGTTACTTAACTTTTATAGTTATATCTCTTTTTTGTTCTTTTTCAAGAGGTATTTTAATAGAAAGTAAACCATTTTTATATGATGCGTCAATTGCATCTTTATCAACATTATCATGCAAAGTAAATTGCTTTTTAATGCTACGGCGAGATATTTTTTGATGATAAACCTCACCCTTGTTGGTTTTTTCTTTTGCTAATGCTTCAACTTTTAATGTTTGTCCAGAAACAAATACTTTGATGTCTTCTTGTTCTAGCCCAACTAGGGCGAATTCAAGAATAATATTTCCATCTTTATCCTTATAGATATCATAAGGATCAGAGGTCCAAATATCATTTTCATGATTTGTTTCAAGATAATTAAACATTTTCTTGAAAATATCCCCTTCAAAAATAAAGGGGGACGATAGGTTGTTGTATTTTAATGTCATAGTCATACTACTTTTTAGTTAGTTTGTTTTTTTAATGCATCCATTTAGGTATGCAGTAAAAATTTTTTATAAAAAGAGTTCTTTTTCAGTTTCTTGATCAAAGAATTCTTTTTTAATTCTACCAATTATAAAATTCAAAGTTTCATCTTCTATTTTTTCTCCTTGGTTTTCGTCAAAAAAAACATTAGATTCTTTTACTTCAGAGTCTGTAGGTAGAAAAATCATTGCTTATGTATATACAAGCAAAAATTAATTTTGGGAAATTAAGATTCACATGTTGAACATGATAAGATTGATCTACTAAGCTCTTGAGCTGGATTGCTTGAGCGTTGATAATATAATCCTTTAATTCCTTGCTCCCAAGCAAAGATCATTAATTCATTAACCTCTTTAGGTTTTGTGTTTGGCGGAATCATTAAATTAAGAGATTGTCCTTGATCAATATACTTTTGTCTTTGTGCGGCCTGTATTACAATTTCTTTTTGTGAGATTTCTCCAAAAGTTTTAAAAATATTTTTTTCTTCTGTAGTAAGAAAATCTAAATGTTGAACAGATCCACCATGGGTAAGAATATCTTTCCATGTATCTTGATCATTTTTACCTTTTTCTTTAAGAAGCTTCTCAAGATATGGATTACGATATGTAAACTTACCTTTAGCAAGATCTTTAACAAAGTAATTACTATTTAGTGGTTCAATAGATGGTGATACTTGACCAAGAATAAATGAACTGCTGGTAGTAGGTGCTACTGCAAGAGTGGTTGAATTACGACGACTATATCCCTTTAACATAAATGGCTCTCCAAAGATATCTGCAAGTTCAGATGTAGCTTTATCAGATCTTTCTCTAATAGTTTTCCAAATTTGACTATTAAGTAATTTAGCATCAATTGATTCAAATGAAATCAATTTTGATTGAAGTAGTGAATGCCACCCAAGAACACCAACGCCAAGAGCGCGTTGATTAATAGCAAATTTACGAGGCGCTCGCATAAATTTATCTGTATTTAATCCAGATCCAGTTTTAAGAATAAATTCAGACATTACTGCATCAAGGAAGTAAACAAGAGTTTCGACCGCATCTGTTTCAGCAATCTCATCCCATTTTTCAAGATTAAGTGATGAAAGATTACAAACAAATGATTCATCTTCTGAATTGGAAAGCATAATTTCATTGCAAAGATTTGAATTATTAATTTTTAATCCTTGATCTTTATACATTTGTGGAGCTTGGTTGTTAGCGTTATCAGAGAAAAAGATATAAGGATATCCAGACTCAAAACGCTTTTTAATAACAAGACCCCATATTTTACGAGCCTCTTTATCTCCATTGATCATTTTATTCATCCATTCATCAGAAACACAAACCCCGATTGACATCTCTTGAATTTCATGACCTTCACCACGAATTTTAAGAAACTCTTCAATATCTGGATGATCAATTGGAAGATATGCGGCAAAAGAACCTCTACGAACATTTCCTTGAGAAACAACATTCATTAACTTATCATAAAGCTCCATGAAGTGAACTGAACCAGTAGACTTGCCACCAGATGAAATCTCTGCGCCTCTGCCACGTAATGCTCCAAAATATGCACTTGTTCCACCTCCGCATTTAGTCATTTGACCCACTTCCGCTATCTTTTCAAGAATAGAAGACATTTCATCAGCGATAAAACTGCCAAAACAAGAAATTGGCAAACCTCTTTCACGGCCAAAGTTACTCCAGATTGGACTTGATAAAGAGTAAAAACCTTTGGCCATATAATCATAGAACTTATCTGAAAATCCATCCATGTCACCCAATAAATATTGTGCCTTATCAGCTACATCTTTAATTCTCTGCTCTGGGGTTTCACCTTCAAGTAGATAACCTCTTTCAAGAAACTTTCTTGAATCTTTATTTAACCAATATATTTCGCTCTTCATAAATTAAAACAAATCGTCTTCACTGAATGATTGATTCTTCTTGCTGTATTCCACTGGTCTTGAGTGAAAGAAATCAGTCATGTTGTTGCCTAAAAGTTCTTCATCAAACCATGTTGTAGATGATATAAGATTTTGATCAATTTTAAATACTTTTGGGAAATTAATTTGAGATAAAGATTCATTAATTCTATTTTTAATAAATTCTTTTAAGATATCTGCGGATAATCCGTCTTGATTAATTTCGTTAATCATCCAATCAACAATTTTTGATTCTGATTTAAAAGCTTCTTCAGCTTCGTGTAGAATCCTTTCCTGGAGTTCTTCATCAAAAAGCTCTGGATGTTCGTCACGGATAGTATTAATAATTTTAATACCAACTAAAGCATGAATATTCTCTTCGTTGCGAGTATATTTTACCTGTTGATCTGTATCCTTCAGAACATTTTTAAATCTCGCAAACCAGTTAATAACATAGAATTGCGAGAACAAAGAAACGTTTTCAACAAATAACGTAAATAGAATCAAAGCATAAAGATATTGTTTCTTAGAGTCTTTATAAAATTTATGAGTATACTTTTTTAGGTATTTTACTCTTCCTTGAATCCATTCAAGTTTAAGGTTTTCATCAAAAACGTCTTCTAAATCAAGGATGCTAATAAGTCTTTCGTATGCGTTATTATGAATAACTTCGATATTAGCCATTACATAACCAAGATCTTGAAGAGATGGGTGTGGCAGATTTTCGCCAAGCTTAGCCCAAAATGTTTTTACCGCTACTTCAATTTGACCAATTGCCGATAAAGTACGAATAATTGTTTCTCTTTCTTGATCTGTTAGTTCTGTTTTAAACTGTTGCACGTCAGCCTTAAATGAAAACTCTTTATCTGTCCAAAAACCATTATGCATAGCCTCGATAAATTGTTCCGTCCAAGGATATTTGTTTGGTTTGCGAGAAATTTGCTCTTCGAATATCATAGTTAATTTTACACAGTCTATGGGATCATGAATATTTTAGCAAGCAAATTTTTCTTAAATAATTTTTTTCCCATATTATTACGAACGTAGTGAGTAATAATATTACGTAACCTTTACTCTTTATTCTTTACTTAACCTTTACTCTTTTACGAAACCTCAAAAAGCGAACCCTTTACATTATAGGGTTATTTAAAAATCTGTCAAGATAAAAAAAACTATTGACAAAAAAAATATTTTTGTTAAACTAGTTGATATGTTAGATACTGTGAATGTTTCAAATTTTTACTCTATAATCTCGCCTCAGAATAAAGGAGATTCTGGTTATGATATAATTGCGAGTTCAGAACCCTCAATTCAAGGAATTGAATTAGATGGTGATGGAAATTATCTTTCGATTGACTTTATTGAATACGAAACAAATTTAATTATTCAGCCTCAAGAGGGATATCATACATATATCTTTCCAAGGTCTTCGATTTCAAAATATAATCTTGTTTTAGCCAATTCCATTGGTTTAATAGACAACGGCTATCGTGGGACACTTAAACTTAGATTTAAATATATTGCTCAACCAATTGATTATAAAATTTACGAAAATAATAAGTTATGCATTAACATAAATAAGAACAAAATTTACAAAATGAAAGATAAAATAGCGCAATTAGTTTTTGGTGAGAGTATTACACCTATTCTTAAAGAGGTAAATGAATTCCATGATACTGAAAGAAATATTTTAGGTTTTGGAAGCACTGGCGTATGAAAGTTATAGCTATATCAGGAATCGCTCGGTCTGGCAAAGATACAATTGCAGATAAACTTTCAGAAGTCATCTCTGAAATGAACCCTGGCTTAAAAATTTCTAGAGAAAGTTTCGCTTCAATTTTAAAGCAAGAGATGTCTACGTTTATTTACGAAAAATTTAATAAAGACATCTTTAGCCTAGAAGGACAAGACAAAGAGAATTTAAGACCACTTTTAGTTGCATACGGTTCAGCAAAAAGAAATCTTAGCAATGGTAGATATTTTATAGAAGCATTGCAAAAAAAGATTAGTATAGAAAACAATGATTTATGCATCATTTCAGACTTGAGATACGCTGATAAAGATTTTGACGAGCTTCATTGGCTTAAAAATGAAATGGGCGGTAAATTAATCCATATCAAAAGGTATAGCGTTATAGATAATCAAAAAAAACAAAAAAAGTTTCTTTTGCCGCCAAATGAAGATGAAAAAAGAAATGATCCAGTTTTAAATAAAAACTCTGATTTCAATATTATTTGGCCATCTGCTAAAAATGATATCGAGTTAAACGAAATGGCTAGAAATTTTTGTGAAGATTTTTACTATAAAAATATATCATATCTTATCTAATGCAACCATCTGATCCATTATTAGCCAATTTAGTAAAAGAGTCCAATGATGAGGGCGCTTTAAAAGAACTTATTTCTCGTCATTCTGGAATATACCTTGATATGATCAAAAAATTTGGATCTAGATCTTTGAGTAGTAATCAAATAAGTGATATGGTAGAAGATAAAAACTATCAAATTTATAAAGCCGCGCTTGAATATGATGAAAGCAAGAGCAAGTTTTCAACCTACCTGGCGCTAAAAACTAAATATCTTTGCTTGACAAATAAAACAAACAATAAGAAAAATTCTAATATTGTTAATTTTGATGAAATTGAATTTACTCAAGAATACAAGGGTTTCGACCCAAGTGAAGAATCTTCTAGAAATGAATCATTTTTAAAAATTTATAATTTAATAAATAACCATTACGATGAAAGAATAAAGATTATATTTAGAGAAAGATATTTTTCAAACACAAATGGATCTTTAAAACCATGGAAGCAAATAGCGTCAAAAGTTGGACTGTCAATCCAAGGATGCATCAACATACACAATAAAACAATAAAAGAATTTCAAGAAAAAATAACAAATGAACAACTTAATTTTTGACGGACCAATTAACCAACTCAGTCTTGGTAATGTATCTTATAATTTTCTAAAAGAAATATGGAAAAGAAATGTAAAAACAAGTATTTTTCCAGTTGGCAACTCGGCTAATTTTGATTCTTTTGATAGAGCTAATCAAGATTTTTTAGAATGGATTAAATTTAATTCTTTTAATAGGCTAAAAACCTTTAATCATGAAACTCCAGTTTTGAAAAATTGGCATATAAATGGATCTGAATCAAGATTTTCTAAAAGACAATATTTGTATACATTTTACGAAGTAGACTCTCCAACAGAAGAGGAGATTAATATAGTTTCAAATCAAGAACACGTATTTTTTTCATCATCAGAATCTTGCGATATTTTTAAATCTAAAGGTTGCGATAATGTATCTTATGTGCCACTCGGTTTTGATGAAGATTTTTTTGAAACAAATAAAAGCTATCTTGATAATGGTGTGATTCATTTTGGACTAATTGGAAAACTTGAACACAGAAAGAATACGCAAAGAATAATTCAACTTTGGTTAAAGAAGTATGGAGATAATCCAAGATATCAATTAACATGTTTAATCAATAATCCGTTTTTTAAACCAGAAGATTTTGCTCAAATTATAAATCAAACCGTTTCTAATAGAAAATGGAAAAATATTAATTTTCTTCCATTTCTTAAAACAAATTCTGAAGTTAATGAGTTAATGAATGCTATAGACATTGATTTATCTGGTATATCCAATGGCGAAGGATGGAACTTGCCAGCATTTAACGCCACAGCATTAGGCAAATGGTCTGTTGTCTCAAATTGCTCTTCTCATAAAGATTGGGCCACAAGAGAAAATTCTATTTTAATTGAAGCTAACAACAAACAACCTTGTTATGATAATTTCTTTTTTAGACAAGGAGCGCCATTTAATCAAGGTAATTATTATCTTATAAAAGACGAATCAATTATCGATGGATTTGAAAGAGCTGAAAAACTTGCAAAAACAGTAAATGAAGAAGGAAAAAAACTTAAAAATATATTTACTTATTCAAAATCTATAGATAAAATTTTTGAAACTATAAAACAATAATGCCTACTTATATTTACAAACATCCAAATGATGAAATTTACAAAGAAATCGTTCAGACTATGAATGAAGCTCATGTTTATTTCGAAGATGATGTTGAATGGAAAAGAGTCTTTACTATACCTCAGGCTTCAATTGACTCTCATGTGGACCCATTTTCATCAAAAGAGTTTGTCGAAAAAACTGGTAAAATGAAAGGCACATATGGCGATCTAATCGACTACTCTTCAGAAATGTCAAATAAAAGAGAGGAAAAATGTGGCACAGAAGATCCGATAAAAAGAAAATATTTTAACGAATATAAAAAGAAAAATAAAGTAAAACACGTGCAAGATAAACCAAAAATTATTGAAAATAATAATTTTCGAATAGATTTACCTTAATACATATTTTATTTATACGTATGGACCTTTATAATTAACTGGAAGTGGAGTTTGATTTCTTTTAATTCCAGTTTTATTTTCATAACCTGTTGGAAATGATGTTAATATTCCAGACATAAACTCACCTCTTTGCTTATCGTTTTTGAAAGTATCTCTTCCTTCATGATAACGGATTGGTTGACCATTTGGGAAATATCCATTATATCCACCGTACAGATGAGCTGAATGCCAATTAACACCTTTTTTTAATGGAAGGTTACTTATTTTGCTTTTATTTAGATAACCTAAAAAATTCTTTTCGGGAATGGTAAGTTGTGCATATGCTAAATTATCTGCAATAAGATTATTATTCGGATAAATAAATGACAAGCCTGAAAAATTTGAAGTTGGTTCGACACTAGAATTAATGACTACAAATCCCGTCCCTATATTAAGATCACGCTGATTAATCTCTATTTTACTTGGAATATACCTTCTTTCTAGTTTAAATCTGTTGCCGCTAATTTCATGTGGATAATAATCAACCCAATCAAAAATATTATTATCTGATATAGGCTCCGTAATATATATTTTATGTCCAGAATTTAATGCATTTGCAATTCCAGTTCCGTTTATTCCAGTTTCAGCAACACTATATGTAAATTCTTTTGTTTCTATATCATAAGAAAGAAGTCCACTTATAAAACCAGTACATTTATATGAAATAAAATCATACTCTTCAATTAATGAAGCATCAACAAGATTAATAATATTATTAATCGGAGGATTAGCATTTATTCTAGCAACAAGTGGATGTGCAAATGTTGTTATCCACCATGGACCTTCTTTCCAAAAAGCAGCCCCTGTTCTTTTGCTAAGAAAAATTCGTTCTGCACCAGTAAAAGGATGTGTAATCAAAGATTCAGAATATGGATTATTGCCACCTGTTCCAGTATTGCCCCAATCCCATCCATTTTGGTCCGAAATAGGGTAACTTTTGCCCCCAGAGAAGAATAAGTATGCTCCAGTTTGACCTGTGTTAGGAGTAAATTTAATTGGCCATGAACCCAAACAATCTTTTTTGTATTTATATGGTATTATGTTAGTGAATTGTATTTCAAATTCTCCCATACCTGGACACGAATAAGCATTTCGAGTAAATGGCCCATCAAAAGCCATGACATTATTAACGCTACTATCATCCGTAGTAAAATACATCTCTGGAATTATGTTACAAAATTTTAATTGTGATGCATTTCTCATCCATTGATTTTCTAAATTCGCAGTTCCAACATTCCAAGTAAAATCAAAATCTAAAGGTAGTTGTTTTAGTATTCGACCTTCTTTACTATCAAAATAAACCATACGAACGTTATTAAAACAACCAACAAATTTACCCCTTGGCTTCTTTTCTTCAAAAATATTAACATCTCTGTTTAGGTCTCTTTCTATAATAACATCAAATTCTGAAGGATCGTCTTGATAAACAGCGCATGAAGAATCAGCACTGGGAAAATTTTCATTTACATAACTAAGATTTGTATCTGCTATATTTATAGAACCATAACCTTGTGCAAAATGGTTATCTTTTAAATACAAATTACATGCATTAAAATTATCTGTGATCTTTAGATGCTCAGGAGCGTAAATATGACGCATCCAATCTTGCGGTTGAGTTGATATTTTTCTTTGAAATTCATCTACCCATGGAAAATCAGCAAATTCTTCAAAAGAATAATCTCTACATCTAGAAGATGGTGGATCATATCCCAGGATTTGCCAATCATAAGGACAATATTCTTTTATTTTATGCAAATGAATTCTTAGTATTTCTATTGTAACCAATGTTCCCTTCGCGGAAATCTGAGTTTTGTCTATTGGAAGAATTAACTCCCAATATGACTCCATTTCACCATATTCATTTGTGATACATTGAGCGTCAGTAAATAGTTTTTTAATTGGAACTGTTGTTATTGGAGTAATAAATTTTGGAACTCCATTATAACTAGGTCTTATGGATGCAGAATACTCTAATTGAGGTATGCTAGTACTTATTTTTAACACAACCTTTAAATAATCCGTGTCATTTGATACCATAAAATTAATAGATGGATATCTATTTGGATCAACATGAATATTTACTCCTGGAGTCCAGTAAAATGATCCATATTTATCTACTCCATGAAGTCCTACAATTTTACTTATTTTGCCGAAATTTTCATTATCATAAGAGCCAGAAAAATTATTAAGACTGTAATATAATTCATTTAAAAGATTAAAATTCTCTTTAGATCTTGAATCATCACCTAGTATAAATGAATCTTCAACGAAATCAGAAGAAATGTTAAATGTGCCATAATACAACTGTATTCTTTCTCTAAAGTTATTAGAAGAAATATCTTTATTTACAAATGAATCAAATACTACTTTAGAATCATTCTCATAAGAATTTGGAAAAAATAAAAATGGCATGTCAATTCCATTTGGACTAAAATAAAATTGATCTGGTGTATAAGGAATGTAACCATTGTTGCTATAATAGCCACTCCATCCACTTATAGACATTCCAATTGTTCCAGTTTGACTTGGAAAAAATCCAGTAGTGGGCGCATTAAAATTCTCAACATATTTTCCGTTATCAAATTCATAAAGTGTTTTGCTGGTAAAGTCAAGACTAAAAGTGCGCCAAAAGGCATCTCTCATCATGTCTTCATTGATATAAAAATCTGTATATATGCCTGTATAATCAGGTAATGTTCTCCCAGTAATATACGATTTATCATACACTGCTTTAATTTTAATTTCTTGAAACCACCGATCTGGTTGTCCATAACCTAGAGAAGCATAACCGCTATTCATATCTAGTCCTTTTATAATATAGTCTCCAGTTTCATTGAAAACAATATCAAAACCTGACCATGTTGATTGTGGAACAACAAAACGATTAATATTCTTGAATTGGTTGTTGCCAGAATTTTTGTAAACTTCTATCCAAAGCCCACTTTCTCTAGGAATAACATATGGTTCAACACATTGAACTTCGTCATAGCGTCTATAGTTAAAACTAACTTCACCACTCCATGAATTTCCTGATAAATTATTTGTATAATTTCCTGTTGTTTGTAAAAAAACAAGTGATTTGCCAAATTTATTATATTTATCAGCTCTTTCAATTTTAATTATTGATCTATCTAAACCAATGCTGGAAGCATAATATTTATCAGAAAGTCCATATTGAAATCCAGGTTCCCATCCACCAACATTATATTCCCAGAATCCATCATTATCCCACATTGCCGCAAATTTTTCTCTATACCAAAGAGTAACATATCCCATCAAATTTATTGGCTCCCAAGGAAAAACAGTATCATTAAGATCAACTGTTGGCCTCCAATATGGTTTTGGACCATTAAAAAATACACAATTTATTTTTTTACAATTATTAAACTCTCTATTTAAACCTGTAACATCTTTACCTATAAAAACATTTCGTGTCGAGATTGGAAAAAAACCACTAGAGATACTGCCATTTACTCCATCTGAAATTACAACTTCTGTAATTGTTTGTGGTAAAGCTGTGTTTTGAAGTTCGTAACTAGTAACATGATAGCCGTCTACGCTTGGAGGTAAAGTTATTCCCTGTACCGACATCGAACCTCTATAATTAATTATTTTAGCATAATCATTGCTTAAAATATTATATTCCCATTTATTTCCCGAATCTATTGGCATAAAAATTATCTACATAAAAATATTTTTGTCTGCAAAGCTCCATATTCATCAACAAAAGAAAATGATTGTTCAGAATAAAAAACCCCTGTTGAAACAATAAGAAATTGACCACTTACATTTACTGTTGGAATTTTATCAAAATTCTTTTGTCCGCTAATTATCTGATTGCCATTTGTCATTACAAAATCAGCATTTCCACTAACATCAGGAATTCGATAAACTCTATTTGCCGCAATTGGATTCTCAAAATTTACTGATATAGAATTTGATGAAATATTACTTTTAAATATAAGTCCAGTTAAATTTGAATTTATTATTTGAAGTTGTTGGTTAAATATTTTTGATCCACTAATTAATTGATCTCCAGATGTCATTACAAAACTAGCATTGCCACCAATATCAGGAATTGTATAAACTCTATTGCCACTAATTAAAGGTGCTGAAATATTAATTGCGCTTCCAGATTGACCTGTTCTAAAAGATAACTGGTTTCCAGTTGATTGAAATATACCTGTTGCTTGAAATATAGTTGGACTTAAAAAATTCTTAATTCCACTAATTGACTGATCTCCTTGAGTCATTACAAAATTAGCATCTACGCTAACATCGGGGATTCCATAAACCCTATTTCCACTAATTAAAGGTGCTGAAATATCAATTTTATTTCCAGCATCACCAGTTCTAAAGGTTAATTGATTCCCTGTTGCTTGAAATATAGCCCCACTTAAAAAAGTTTTGCTTCCACTTATATTTTGACTCCCAGTGACGATAACAGCATTACTTATACTACTTCCCCCTTCTCCTGAAAGCAAAACCCCAGTTCCATTTACAAATGGTCGCGTTGTAAAAGTTTTTATTCCACCAATCGCCTGATCGCCAGTTGTCATTACAAAACTACCATCTCCGTTAACATCGGGAATTGTATAAATTCTACTACCACTAATTAATGGTGCTGAAATATTAATGAAACTCCCAGCATCACCAGTTCTAAAAGTTAATTGATTTTGCGTTCTTTGAAATACAGCTCCACTTAAAAAAGTTTTACTTCCACTTATATTTTGACTTCCAGAAGTATAAATTACATCGCCAATTATTAAACTTCTTTCGAAAGTTCCAGTATTTGTTACAAGACCATTATCCCATGAAATTATTGATTCATTATTTAATTTAAATAAACCGCTTTTACCATTACCAAACCCAGTTATATTTCCACTTAAAGCTGCTTCAAAATTTCCTTCAGTAGTAATTAAACCATTTCTCCATTCAACGTATTGTAAACTACCAAGTGAAGTTGGTATAGATAAACTGCCATTTGTACCAAATTCTGGGAAACTTGTAATTTGATTATCTCCCTCTAATGTAGAACTCAATACGCCATTATCCCATGAAATTATATTATCAATGGTTTCAGAACCACCAAGATCAATTTGTCTTTTTTGCAAAGACCCTATATTACTATTATTAAATTGATCCCACGCACCATTATTACCAATAAATTTAACCCACTTGCCATTATTGTGTAAAAATAAATTATTATCTAAAAATTCAATTTGACCTTTTGCGCCATCATCTTCGCTATTGAGTGGATGATCATTAGTTCCATTAATAGCGTCTCCATTTTTAATAAAAAGTCTGTCTAAAAAAATAGTTTCATTTGCAAAACTTTTTTTTCCATTTATAGTCTGATCTCCTGTTAATGTGACTATATCTGTATAATCAATAATGCCAGTACCGCCACCGCCACCGCCACCTAAATCTAATCCATTTACTTCTCCCCAAAAATTAACTGGCCCATAAAAATCTGTAACTGAATCTTCTTGTAAAGAAAGATAGCCTCCATTTATCGACAAGGCTCCTCCAGTCATATTTAACGCAAGTCCGCTATTAATATTAATACCTTGATTATCAAAAATAATACGATCATTGCCAATATTAAGACTAGCGGAATTAAGACTACCCAGTGTATTAACTACGCCAGAGAAATTGGAAGTAGAATTTGAATGCGTGGAAAATTGTCTTGCGCTTTTGATTGTTAAATTTGTATTTAAATCTAAAGCGCCAGCTATGTCCAAATTACCAGAAAAAATACCAGAAGCGCCAGTTGCTAGATATAAATTTTTATTATTTTTTATTGTTAAGCTTGAATTTAAGTCTAAATCACCAAAAAAACCAACATGGCCAGAAAAAATACCAGAAGAATTTTCTCCCAAGTAAAGTATTGTTTCGTCTATTAGCAAATCATTATTTACTACAATATCTCCATTAATATCTATTCCGTTTTCAAAATTTATATATAATTTATTAGAAGTATCTGCAATGATTGTATCATTTGTTATATCTGAAATTATTACAGAGCCACTTATATTTTCATTTATAATAGAGTTTTTACCAGCTAACACTGTACAAAATCTAGAACCTTTTTCAAAAATAGATCCATCACAGTTTAAATCTAAATTTTGAAAACCAGAAACGTTAGAGTTTATAGAATTAATGATTGCATTGCCAGTGCCAATGATTCTATTATTTTGACCGCCCAAAATAACATTTCTAACATCTCCAAATATATTAGAGGAGTCTGTTGTATAAACTTTAGAGCCATTTAAAGTTAAACCACCAGTAATACTAAAATTTCCAGCTAAACTCCTATTTAAGTTTCCATGAACATAATTTGTACCTTGTTGGAAGAAAATATCTCCACTAGGACTTGAAAAAGTATGAATTTCAATTTGTTCTGGTTGAATTTTGTTGTACATTCTTTACTATAAGTTATCAATAAAAATTACACCATTTCAAATGAAATATACTTTATATAAACCTAATTCAAAAAATACTGGTTCAGCTTTTAGTTTCGAGATTGGGACTTCAAAGAATGGAGAGACCGCACTTTATGTATCAATGATCCAACAACATAGTTGGAACGATGTAACAAAAAATGGATCTTTTAAAGAAAATTCTAAAAATCCAGAAAAATCAGCCTCAATTAAAATTTCCGTAACAGAAGCTGGAGAATTTCTTTCTTCTTTTAAAACCAGAATACCTTACACGGCTTTTCATAAAACAAAAGAGGATAGCACAATAATTAAATTAAATCCATGGGACAAAGTTAGAAAAATCAAAGAAATGGATGGAGAAAAATCTTATAATTCGCCAGCATTTGGTTTTTCTGTTTCTAGAAATTCAAATCAAAATTTTAAACTTCCGCTTGAAGCTGGAGAGGTTGAAGTATTAGCGCAGCTTTTAATTGAATACATCAAAACATCTTTTACCTTTTCAAGAAAGCAGGAAAATAATAATCAAAACACATATCAACAAAACAAACAATACCCATCAAAGCCAAAATCCGAACAAGTTGAATTAGAGGACGATGCCCCATTCTAAAATTAAAATTCTTTTTCATTCTAATTATAGTAGAATGGTAACTGGATTTGGCAAAAATATGCGAAATCTATTACTTGCGCTACATAATGATCCAGATATAGAAGTTATTGAAGCCGCTAATGGTGTTCCATATGGGGCTGATGTTAAAACTCCATGGAAATGCTATGGAACAGCTCCTTCTGATCCTAATTTAATGAATGAAATAGGAAATGATGGAATGAAGCAAAGAATGGCTTCATATGGTTATTATTGTATTGATAAAATTATTGAAGAATGTAAGCCAGACATATATTTGGGTATTGAAGATATTTGGGCATTCAAAGATTTTGAGAAAAAACCATGGTGGAATACTTTGCGCACAATAATTTGGACTACACTTGATAGTGTTCCAATTTTACCAGACGCATTTCATATTGCGCCTAAATGTGATGAATTTATTGTATGGGCATCTTTTGCAGAACAGGAAATGAAAAAAAATGGTTTTCAAAATGTCAAAACTATTCATGGAGCTATTGATTATTCAGATTTTAAACCTCTTGCAGAAAGAGATCAAATTAGGTCAAAGTTCAATATAAACGAAGATTTTGTAATTGGCTTTGTTTTTAAAAATCAATTAAGAAAATCTGTTCCAAATCTTTTAGATGGATTTAGACTATTTAAAGAAAAGAATCCAAAGTTAAAAACCAAATTACTTCTTCATACAGATTGGTCTGAAGTTAATCATGGATGGGATATTCCAAGATATATTAAAGAAAAAAACATAAATGAAGATGATGTTTTAGCTTCTTACATATGTCATCAATGTGGAGAATTCTTTTTGCACAAATACATTGGAGAAAAGAAAGATTGCCCTTCTTGTGGAGCTAAGGAAAGAGTTCATACAAAAAACAGTGGACTTGGGGTTTCCGAAGATCAATTGAATCAAATATATTCTTGCATGGATGTTTATTGTCATCCATTTACAAGTGGTGGTCAAGAACTTCCAATTCAAGAAGCAAAAGCTGCTGGATTAATTACATTGGTTACAGAGTATTCATGCGGAACAGATTCTTGTTATCCTCATCAAGGTGGACTGCCTTTAAAGTGGAATGAATACAGGGAACCCCATACTCAATTCATTAAAGCAACAACCTGTCCACAAGATATTTGTGAAAAACTTGATAAAGTACTTAAAATGAGTTTTGATGAAAAACAATCTTTAATTCAAAATGGCAAGAAAACAGTTAGTGAAAAATTTTCTGTACAAAAAATTACAAATGATTTAAAAAACTTATTTATTGAATTAAAACAAAAGCAGAAGCCTTTTGCAGAAAATATAGAAAAAAATAACGATCAAAAACCAATAACATTAGAAGATCTTTTAGATAAAGATGACGCTGGAAAAAGAATTGCTGTCGTTATGCCAGAATCTGCTGGTGATGTATTGATGATAAATTCTTTATTAGATAATTTAAAATTAACATATCCAGACTACAATATATATGTAATAACAAAGCCGTCATATTATGATATGATAGAAGATAATGAAAATGTACATAAATTAATACCGTATCAAAATGGAATAGATAACTTATTATTTTTAGAAGGTCAAGGTCATCATCAAGGTTATTTTGAAATAGCATTTTTACCAAATATTGGCACTCAAAAATATTTGAACTACTTGCACAACGGAAAAGATAAAATACAATTTAATATAAAATGAGTCACTTAGTAGAAGAATACGCAAAGTCTTGTGGGGTAAAAATTGGTATACCAAAAATTAATCCTCATTTTTTTCCTGTTGTCGAAGATAGGTACATTACCATTCATAATGATAAAAAAGTTGAATCAAAAGAATATTCTTATTGGCCGCAAGTAATAGAATTGATAAAACCTATTTTGTCAAAGAAAAATATTAAAATAATTCAAATTGGATCTAGTGGAGAAGCTACTATTAATGGCGTAGATAAACATATTGTCACAAATACATTGAAACAATGTTCTTTCATCATAAAGAATTCTTTGGCTCATGTTGGTATTGATAGCGTACCTGTTCATATAGCAAGCGCCTTTGATAAACCAATTGTTTCAATATATTCACATACATATGCTGCAACATGCAAACCTTATTGGAATAAAAAATCAAAAACTATATGTATAGAGTCTCATAGGGGAGGCAATAAGCCATCTTTTTCTATAAAGGAAAGTATTCAAACAATTAACTTTATTTATCCAGAAAAAATCGCCAATTCTTTATTGGAGGTATTGGATATAAATGAAAAGATTAATTTTGAAACAATTCTTATTGGCGAAAGATTTAATCAAAAATTTTTAGATGTGATTCCATCAAAAAAAACCTTAATATTTAATGAGACAATTAATGTAAGAATGGATCACTGTCACAATGAAGATGTTTTAGAAGATCTATTGTTAAGAAATAATGTAGAGATAACTACAAATAAAATCATTAATGATAGAATTTTAAATTCTAAAAAAATACGATGTATTAATTATATTGCAGATGAATTCGATGTTGATTTTGTTAAAAAAATTAAAAAATTAGGAATCAATCATATTTTATTATGTTCTAAAGAGGAAAACCTTTCTGACGAAAGAAAAAAACTTTTTGACTTTCAAATAAATTCTTTTAATCAAAAAGAAATAATAGAGTCAAATAAATTAAAATTAAAAAATGTTGATTTAAACAAAGTAAAATTTTATTCAAATAAAAAAATTATTTGTGGAGATCAAGTTTACGATTCTTTGTTTGAATTTTATAATAAAAGAAATGATAGCGATTTTTTTATTGACTTAGATTGGTTTTATGTTTATAATGAAAATTATGAACGATGAAAAATCACAAGTTACTCCATTTGAAAAATTTCAAAGAAATGAATTTGGTTTAATTAAAAGTATTAATTACTCTTTTAACGAAGATGGTTCGATTAATTGGAGAGACATGATTAAATCAGAGTTCCTTTATCCAAATAAGGGATGGTTTGACATTAGAAATCAAAGTGTTCCAAATTCAATGGATGGCTTGAATGATAAACAATTGCTTATTATGTTGGGTGGCATCAAGGAATTAGCTAAATTGCGCGGGTTTACTGATGTGGCATATCAAGTTTCCCACATTAAAGAAGATTATGTTGTGGCTAAGTGTCAGATTACGTGGATTGGAAACTATGAGACAAATGATAGATCTGTTCTTTTTGAAGATGTGGCTAATGCCACAGCGAATAATACGGATGATTTTTGTATTAAATTTTTAGAAACTATTGCTTGCAATAGAGCGTTTGTCCGTTGTGTGCGTAACTTTTTAAATATTCATATTGTTGGTGCAGACGAAATTGATCGCTCTAAAAATAATTTATATTCATCGGAATCTCCAGAAAATGTAGATGACCTTACAGTGCTAAAGCCAAGTGGTCTTTTAGAAAAAATTGTTTCTGAAAAAGGCATGAAATCGTTTGATGATTTTGTTGTTTGGCTTAGGGATCAATGGACATCTAATTTATATAGAAATGAAGATGTAAAAAATTGGGTTCAATATAAAGACATCCCAGCGAAAGAATGTAGAAAATTAATTGTTTTGTTAAAAAAGCATTAATTAATTTTTAAGAAATTTTTAGTTCCAGCGCTAAATATCTTACTAACAGCTTGTGTATTTGTAATAGAAATATTTGAATTAGTTAAGAAATTAGATTGATCTGGAGGTAAGAAAGCTTTGTTGCTTTTACTTATTGTTGTGCTAACACCATCACTAGATACACTTAAAGAAATAGAATCAATGTCAATAGTTATACTATTTGGTATTTCAAAATCATAATAAGTAACAGAAGACGATTTTATAGCGCTAGGATTCGCTCCATTTAAACTAGTAAAATTTGCTGCAAGAGTTTTTGATTCTGAGTAAGATGCATTATAGGATTTTAATTCACTTTTGTTAAAGTCATTTGGTTTTTGAGATTTTATTTGAGAATAAACTTGTTGATAGTCTATTTCTTCTTCTTCTTCTTGGTCATCTTGGTCATCTTCTTCGTCATCTGGAGGCGAGACATCTACCTTTGCTAATGTTATATGATTTTTTAAATTTCCTAATGCTTTTGAATATAATTTTTTTGAACTATTTAAATTTTTTGTCAAACCAGTTTTTACTGATTCGTCTTGCACACCAATAAATGGATTATTACTATATGTAAAATAATCAACTTTTTGCGAAAGATCATCAAAATTATCGACAGAATCTTCTGGCATTAATTGTTTTTTTGTTATAGCTATAAAATAATTCTGTCCTTTCGCCATACCAGCATAATCAGCCAATGTTGCTACTGTAGGAATAGTAAAACCCTTGCTTTGTAAAAGATCAACGATATCTGCAAAAAAACCTATTTGACTTATTTTTGTATTACCTTTATATGGTCCATCAACTGTAACACCATCTGAAGAAAGTAATGTTGCTTTTTTTACAAATATATTGCTATAACCCCTAGAGATAAAAACAGTTCCAAAAGTGTTATAATATCCTTTCAATAAGGTATAAAGTGGCGTTTCGCTTGCTTTAGCCATAACTTTATCATCCGTATCTAATAAAAGAAAAAAAGAAGCGCCATCTCCCAATAAACTTCTTGTTTTAGAGGTTTTATATGCATTGGTATCTGTTCCAACAATATTGCTTATTTTTCTTGATGTTTTATTTTTGGGTTTTTGCGGATAATAAGTGCCGCCATCAAAAGCTCCATAAAAACAAGAAGAGCAATAAATTAACTTATCAAAACTTCCTGGAGAATTTGCATGTGGAGAGCAAAAAAATGAATAAAAACATTCAATAAGAGCTGGTGATAAGCTTGATTGTAAAGCTGAAAAAAGTTTATTGAAATCTACTCTCTTTAGTTGTTTTTTTCTTAATTGCGCACCAGTCCCGCTAGTATTCATAATAGTAGAATTAGAGGAAGAAGATGGTGTAGAAGAAGTGGAGCCATTAAATGATGCAACGATTCTAGGGGTTCTGCCTCCTTCTGTAAAAGATGCTGATAAAATTTTTGGATTTGTATCGGTTGTTGGATTAGAAATTTGTATTGAATTAGCCCCAGCAGAAGAAATAAATTTTATTGATTTATTATCAACATACCAATAGTATCCAAAAAATGAAGCGATAGATGATAAGCATGATCTTATTGTCCCAGATGTATCAAATAATATTGAATCACTACTAGGCGCTCCAGTTATAGTTAATCCAACAGATCTTAAGGCTGCAAAAAAATCTGAAACTAAATAACCATATTTAAGTGATGCTTTATTTGCATCTAATTCTTCGACAGCTGCATTAGCATAAGAAAGATTGCCAGCAAGACTTTTTTTATTATAAGCTAAATATATCTTCTTTGATTCTTCCATCACGCTATATATAGAATAACTTTTTCCAAGAATGATAATTCTATCAGATGACAAAACTTTATTTCCAACTCCAGTAACATTAACAACTGGTTGTTTTGGTTTTATTTTATAAACTCCTGGAAATTCTGAATGCGCATATACTGCTCCATCATAAGATAAATCACTTGTTCCTACTGGAGCAGTAGTACCTCTACATAAGACAACCCAAGAATCTAAAAATTTTGAAAGTGAATCTATATATTTATAACTTTTTTTAATTCCAAAAGAATCTTTTGTAGTAGTTGTTTCGTCTAAAACAAAATCTTTTAATAATTTATCTACCTCAGATTTTGTAAAAGATGACCTTTCTCCAACTTTTCCAATTACAGAACCAAGCGAAGCAGACCCACAAGTAGAGGAGGCGTTTGAAGTTGTTACTGTGGCGCTATGAGATCCACCACTAGAAGAAAAATTCACCTCAACATTAGTAATAACTTCACTCATAATAATATAGACTCTAAAGAATAAATTTCTGTAAATATTTTTGGCTCCAATCCAGTCACTATAAGAGTTACACCTGTATTCAACTCAATCCATATATTTTTTTCTTGCTCCATACCGTTAACATACAAATTTGTTTCATTTTCAATAAATCTTACACCATACAAATCTGCTTCATTTTTAACAAATTGCGTTGCTTTTTGTTTTTGTGGAATCGCAAAAATTTTTCCAGTAACCTGCATTCGATAATTAAATCCAGTATTATTTATTATTAAATAAGAGCCACTTCCACTATGTAATTTTTGTCCGTTTAGAAAATAATTTAATTTAGTCAAATTGCCAGTATATTCTGTCATTTTTTGTCTTAAATCATTCATTAAAGAGGCTTGAATGGCAGAACTTGAAGTGCCTGTACCAACACATGCTTCTTGAGTTGGTCTTAAATCAAATATTAATTTTAATTCATTAATATTACTTAAAAAACCATTATCATCAAAATAAATTGTGGAAATTGATTCGCCTGTTTTAAAATAAAAATCCCCATCTGTTTTATAAATTTTTTCAAATATTGTCTCATTAATAGTTGGAGTTCTTTCAACAACTGTTTGAGAATTAAGTGAAGCGATAAAATCATGCGTACCAGTTCTATTTACTAATGGTATATTAAAGTTATTTGAATAATAATCTGCAAGTTGATTATTATCTCTATTTATTGAAATTGATTCATAAATCAATTCACTTCCAGTTTTTATTTCGTAATTATAAATCATATTCTTTTTTCTAAAAAGTATATGTAGTCTTTCTTAAAAAATTCAATAGATTTTGAATCTAATTGAACTCCAGATGAAGCTGCACCAGTCTCAAATACCTTTCCAGTTAATGGTGTTTGTACATAACCACTTATTTCACTTGTATTCCCAGTTAATGCTGTTGTTCCATAAATTGGAACTGTAATGCTATCAAATTTCATTCCAGTCACCTGCGTATAAACTTCGACTTGAATTATATCTCCTTGAAGACCTAATGTATCAAACGCATTGTTTCCAGTTGGATCATATTTGCCAAAATTTGGTGGATGCAAATAACCAACTTCTTCTTTGTATGGTAAACCTTGAGCAGAATAACCAGTAAAATATCTTCCACCTTCAGCTACAGATCTTACTCCGCTAAGAGTTGTTGCGCCCGTTATATAAGGTGTTCCTGTTTGAATTTGTTGATATCCTATGATTCCAGTTAAATATCCAGTTACTCCTGTTTTATATATAATTGATGTATTGTATCCAGTTATAGTATTAGACTCGGTTACAATGCCACCACTATAATAATAATCTGAAACAAAACCAGAAGATATGTTATATAAAAATTCTTTAGCTAATCTTCCAGAAAAAACGCACATTTCGCCTAAATATCCATCAAATTTTGGTTGCAAAGGATACTGTAAATTATAATAAGTTGGAGATGTACCCAGATATAATAAATCAGAATTTTTTATATAATTTGTATCAACAATAAAATTCTCAGATTGAATGTCTTGATTTAATAAATCAAATCTAAAAATTTCAATTTCATTTTCAGAAATAGATAATCCAGCAATATTTTCTTTACTTAATTCAATTGAATTTGCCACAAAAATATAATCACCGTCTTTACCAACTGATTGGAAAAATAATTTACCTCTTGAATTTATTCCAAAATTAAAACCATTTGAGTATCTGTATTTTATATCATTTATCGTATCCTCAAAAACTCTTAAAGATCCAAATAATATAGAATCTTTGTAAGATTTATTAGAAAAATTAAATAACATAGAACAATCATTAACATTAAAATCTGGTTGACCAGAAATAACTAATGGAAATGATGATAAATCTCCAGATCCATTATTTTTTAAAAATCCATATTCACCAGTTATATAATAGTTAATAGAATTTATTGTATCGATACCAGTATTTTTTAATCCGTAAATTTCAGCGTGATTTTTGTTTGAATTAAATGATGGAAATGTATTTTTTAAATATGGAATATAATAAGTGCCACTTTGATATATTGAAACAGAACCTGTATCAAAATCATAATAAATCTTTAATCTTTCATTAGATAAGATGTTTGTATTTAAAATATATGATAAAGCTTGTTTACTCATTTAGTAATTTGATGTTATTGTGTAAGATATTTCGCTTTGTCCAACGGTTGATGTTTCATTTATTATTTTGCAGTTTTTATTTAAATATTGTTTCGCTATATTTTTTAAAGTAGGCAAAGAACTTTCTAAATTATTTGCTGTTGCAGTTACACTTAATTCGCCAAGCATTCTATTTGCTACAAGTTGATTTACTAATCCATTCATTCCATTTTTAAACATTGTAACAGCAACTGGTCTTGTATCAGATATCGATACTTCGCAATCATTTAATTGTCCGTTTGATGGGTCTATATTATTATTATAACTATACGAATAAGAAATTTTAGTTTCAAATGGGTTTTTATTAATATTTTCCGCGATAGCCTTATTATTTAAATAACTACTCGATTCATATTGATTATTAGATAATGATATGAATGATGAAAAATGCTCTAATGCAAGTTGATATGGATTAATAGTGGAAATTCTTTGTTGTAATTTTGCAAATCTTGCGCTAGATTCTAAACTTCCACCAGTATATATATCATTTGGGCCATTATATTTTAATTCTCCATTAACGGAAACAGTAATTAAATTAGAGTCCTTGGTCGCACTAATTGAAACGGTATAATTGTTTAGCACATCTTCATTTCTTGTGTCAGTCGCATTAGTGAATTCAAATGAAAAAGAAATTGTATTTGATGCTTGATTATGGGTATAATTATAAGAACTTGGACCTCTTGAAATTATATCATAAATATTGTTTTCAAAATTTGATTTTGATTTAATTAATGCGTTTGAAGCGAATTCTTTAGCTTTGTTTGAGTCAAATAAATTTTCCGAAACCTGTTCTCCATTAACACTTCCAATAATATCTCCATTTACAGAAATTTTAACAGAATCACCTTTAGAATATGAAATCTGTACTTTAGGGCTAATAATAGCGTTATTAGAGATAGGATTTTTGCTTACATCAAGTTTCCAATTTCGCGTTAAAGAATAAAATCCTCTAAAACGATCATATTGTTCTATTTCTGATCTTAAAAAAGCATTTTGTCCAGAATGAAAAAAACTATAATCTTTAAAAGAATCAAGAGAAGAAGAAACAAAATTAATTGCTTGGTCTATTGCAGTTGAACTATCCACCTTTAATCCTACGGCGGAAATAGTGTTTGTTACATCAACAATTCTACCATCTTGTTCAGAATATGACCAAGTATTTACTGGGTCTTTAATTCCATAATAATTAGAAAAGCTTGTATCTTCGTAAGCCTCTAATTCAATTGAGTAAGGTAAAATTCTACTTAAATTTGACTCTTGAAAAGAAATGGAGACTGGTTTTACAAAATTAAAACTTTCAGAATCAATTGTTAAATTTTGATATTCAGATAAAAACCCACTAATTAATTTTTGTTTTGTTGTATGAATTTTTAATAAATTTTCGCCAGTTATTTTTCCGATTAAAGTAATTTTTTTAGAAAGATGATCCAAAGAACCTTCCATATAAATAGGGTTATCATCTATCGCCACAAATGGAGATGGTTCTGGTAATGTATAAGATCCATAAGATACTGTGCTCATGATGTTACATAATTAATTGTGCGAGTTGTTGTTCCATTTGCTGAATCTATTGAAATCTGATCGGACTCAATATATCCATTTATAATTGGAGCATTATTTAATAAATATGTTTCTCCAAATCTAAGCCCTTTAGATTTAAAAGGAACCACAACCATTGACAAACTCCCTCTTCCATTGCCCTTCTTATCAGATGTAGCAATTTTTTCATTTAAATCAGAAAGATCAATTACTTTTTCAAATATATCTGTTGGATCAGTTGTTGATTTTGTTGTTTTGAATTTTAAAATGCCATTATTAGTATTATAAGAACTGTCTGTAGAAAAAATAACGTTATCGTTGATTTTACCTTCATGCTTTATAAATGATGTAGATCTTGATTTTTCATATACAGATCCAACAGATGAAAATAAAGAATTTATTTTGCTGCTATATGTAGATTGAGTTGAAGAATAAATATTTTTTACATTTTGAAATCTAGTTTCAAGATTTTTTCCTTCAGAAATGTAACTTATATTTATTTGATATTCATAATACGCCCCGCTTTTTTGTTTAGATACTTCATATGAAATAACACTTTCTTGATTTTTATTTGGATTATTGGTGAATGACATTTTTAATGTAATAACACCACTGTCTTTACTAATACCTTTTTCTATCAATATTGGACGACCATATGTTGAGTTTTCTGTTGAAACTATTTCATCTATTTTTAATTTTGCGGCACTTAAAGCATTTTCCTCAATTGGCTCTTTCAAGGCTTTTATTTGTATGTCGTAAGATTTGTTTTTAAAACCATTATCATCAACACTTGTTGTAAAAGAAGAAGTGAAAGAAATATTATTCACTATATACGTAGATGATTGAAAATTTTCTGTAAAAGAAACAGATAAATCTATAAGATTAAAGTTTTCCGTTTTATTTGTTTTCCAACTTGTTGTAGCGGCATTTCCATATTGCGGTCTATTATTAAAATAAAAGTTATTTAAAAATATTTTTGCATTATCTAAAAACTGACTTCCAGCATCTTGCTTATATTTTATAGAAACACTTCTATCAAAAGAATAACTATCGTCTGAATATGATGAATTTAAATTTTCTTGAAAAGATTCTATCCATTGTGGGCTTGCAAGACTTTGAGCAAAACTGTTGTTTGAATATGAATTTAATCTTTTAGACTCTTGTATTGCTATTGTCGCAGTTGTTGAACCAGCAAGAGATGTTTCTTTGAAGGATAAGGATGTTAGTCTTCCATTAAGAAATTCATCTCCTCCAATTCTAGCGACAATATTTTTTCTAGCATATGCGGCCTTCAAAGCTTGTTGCCCAACAAGTAAAACATTATTTTCTTCAAATTCAACGTCAGAAATATCAACCGTATAACTTGCTAAAACTTCATACCCAAATAAATTAACAGAATCAAAATAGTTATAATTTATTTGAATTGAAGAATTTGTAACTTTATTTATTAGTAAACTCATGATGCTTAATTTACTTGACGTAATCTTTTTTCAATATCTAAAAGTCTTTGATTAATCGTAGTTGATAATCTGTTTAAATTGCCTGTAAATTCTTGGAATCCCTTTACGTTATCACTTGCATTGAATATCGATTCTGATAAAGCTTCCATAGCTTTAGGTATTCCAGTTGGTTTAAAATCTTCTGAAAACTTAGCAATCCTTTCGTTAAGATTTTTTAATTCTAGGGAAGTCCTATTCCTTTCATCTTCCAATTTTTTAATATCATCTTTATTTTCATCTGGTTTGCCAGCTTTAACACCAGTTAAAGCAGCTTGAATAGTTTTTCTTGACTGATCAAATCTTGAACCTTGCATTTTTTCATCTATGAGTTTTTGTAATGCAGGAACATTTTTAACATCAAGTTTTGCCGCTTCTATAGCTTTTTGTATATCTGACGGTAATTGATTTGAACCTAATGATTTTAATAACGCATCTTCAATTCCTTTATAATTTATTTGTGATGCAGCAGTACCAGCGGTTAAATTTTGAGTTTCCTTTAAACCAAGTCCAGAAGATTCGGCTAATTTTCTAGCAGCCTCTTCGCCAAAAATTTCCCTAAATTTAACAAACTGCTCAGAAACTCTATCTATAATTTTAGCAGCTTCCTCTGGATTTGTTGCTGAAATTTTTGCCGCTTCTGAAAACGCTTTAGAAATTGCAAGAGGATCAATTTTTGGACCTTGTGTTATTGATGATAATTTTTCTGTGATTCCAGAAATAGATGATGTTATTTTTGATTGTATTTCTTTATTAGTGGTGATTAATTTGTTTTCTAAGTCTGTTCTTTGATTAATCATTCCTTTCATTGTCTCAGCAACATTATTTCTAAATGTTTGCGCAGATGAAATTACATTATCTTTAAATTTTTGAGCAGCTTCGCCTTCAAGATTAATATATTTTGACAGTTCTTGAGTTACTCCTTGAGAGCCTTTTTCCATATAGGCTTTAAATACATCAGCAGAAACTATACCAGAAATTTCAGCACCCGTTTTGCCTGACAATTGCGATTGTTTAACCTGGTTCATCATACTAGCAAAATCAGAACTAGCGAAATTTCCCCTAAAATCTACAGCAGATTTAGTGCTTTGAGTTACGCTTTGTTGCGTTTCAACTGCTGATTTTACAGCACCTGAATATTTAGATCCTTCTTTCGCTGTAAATCCTCCCGCTATTCCCTCAAGAAATGATTGTTGTTCTAATTTAGTAGATACAAGATCTAATGTTTTAGAAAACTTCGCTGCAGACTCCTGTATTTTTTTTGCAAAATCTTCTGTAAAATTAATGTGATCCAAACTATTTTTCGCTCTTTTTATAGCCTCTATATATTGAAAAGATGCTTCGTTTTTATCTTCTTCTGTAGAAGTTTGCTCTTCGTAAATTTTTTTCAAATTAGATTCTGCGTCCTGTAATGGTTTTATAGACATACTTCTATCTTTTAACGCTTTGATTAAATCTTGTTGAGCGGATGCAGCGTCTTTGTTGGTTTCAGAACCAAATGCTTCTTGTCGGCCCTTCCTTACAGCGGTTAATCCCTTAAGTTTTTTATTAACTTCTTCTTGTATTTTAACACCCTCCTCTTGTTTGTTTTTTACATCTTTATAAGCGTCTACTACAGACATTACCACTCCAGCAGCAGCACCTACTGCTACACCATATGGACCAAAAACAGATCCAATTGAAGCAAATTGAGCGGCTGAAGAAGTTATTGTTTTAGCAGCGCTAGTCATAGACGAGTCTAATTCTTCTGCTGGGCCGATTAAAGATGGAACAGAGGAAAGAGCCATAGATAACGCAATAGAGGCTCCACTGAATTTTTCAAGTGAAAATTTAACTTTTCCATCTATGTCGTCAGGTGCTTTAGCTGCATAATTAGGGATAAAACCACGAGCTGCTCCATATAATTTTGGATTAGCCCCTTCTTTTCTTGCGCGACTAATTCCTTGAATACCACCAGCTGGTTCATCACGACGATTAGCAACCATTAATCCCATTGGATTCATGGAGTTCTTTAATGATGAATTTTGGTCTACATAAATTTGTGAAGCTGGAACCCCAGCAGACATTTCGCGGCCAATAGCCTCTTTAAGTGGATCTGCAAAATTAGGAATGTATCCAGTCGCTTTATTTTTTTTAGAAATTGATTTGCTAATTGCATCATTAATTTTTGCAGAATATTCTTTCTTAACTTTAGCCGCCATGCTTTCTTTGTTTGTTTCTGCCGAATATTTGAAATCTGCTAATCCACTAGATACAATTGAATCTTCTCCAAATAGTTTTTTAATAGAATTTATTTGTTCGCCAGTAGCTCCAGCGGTTCTTACATCAAAATTACCGCCAGAAGCTGGATTTAATGCTTTGTATTGCAAGGTAGAGCTGATTGCAGCTTCAAATAAAGATCCAGAAGCAGATCTAATAGCGCCTTTAAATCCTTCACCACCCATAACTTCTTTAACTGAATCTGGTTCTGCTGGTTTTAAATCTAACGCTTTTGCTAATACTCGTGATTGATTTAAAATGAATTTTCTTGCTACTTCCTCTATTTCTGTTTCTCCAAAGTTTTTTTCAAAATTTTGCCTAAGTTCATCTGTACCTCCTGCTTTAAAAGCGTCGAAAACATATTTTAATTTAACGCCAGAATCTTTTAAGTTTTGTGTATAAGTAATGTCTTTTGAATTATCATTAGGCGTTAACATGGTTGGCATTTTAGTTCCAATTATAGAACTAACATCTAAAATAATACCTTGTTTCTGTGATTTTTCATCAAGCATTTTTTTAGCATTTGCCGCTCTTTGTTTAGAGATTGGATCATCACCTTGATATGCAGCATAGTCTCTTAATTTATTAGGAGATGTACCTGGAGGAATGGAAGAACTTCTTGCTTTTACAAAATTAGGAATAAATCCTTTGGCCGCATTAATTAAATTAAAATTACGAGATTTTGATTTAACATAACCCATAAAATCAAACTGATTTAATGGCGCATAAGTTGTTCCTTTTAATTGTTTTTTACTTCTTAAATCCCCTTCTTCTGCGACCGTTCTTCCAGCTCTTCTAGATAAGATATCAAGATTTTTTGCATAAAGATAAGACACTTTACCGTCAGAACCATTTACTGCTGAAATTATAGCTTCTAAATTTTTAGATATACCACCTCCTTTTGCACGAGCAGCTCCAGAAAGAATATCAATTTCGGTGGCATTAGACACATCATCAGCATTAGAAAGAAATTTTCCTGTTCTACCAGCTAATGTCGATTTGCCCGATCCCGCTGGACCAATAATAAGATTCTTTTTAACTTGAGAAGCAAGAACTGCTTTTAAGGTAGCCCCTTTGTCTGGAGCAATCCTATCGGAATCATAAATGTATTTTGCAAAGTTAGGAATATAACCTTTATTATACATTGGTATAACAGCAGAATCTCCATTTTTTCCGAATTTTGGTATTTCGATTTCTTCATTATTCATGATGAACTTTTGTCCACCAATTTTGCCTTTGCTCATTTTAGCCTTAACATTCGGACTTGCTCCTAACATTCGCGCCTGAGCCTCCTCAACCATAAATCCAGCAGCAAAAGTTTTTTTGCCTTTGCCAGTAAAGCCCTTATCTGGACTGTATCCAACAACACCTCTTTGAGCTGCTGCCGTAGCAATACTTCTTAATAACTGTTCTTGTTGTCTTAATAAATCATTTTCTGCTTTAATTGCATTAATAACAGCCTGTTCTTTTTGCGCTTGCGTTGCTGTTGAACTAGCTATAATTGCTCTTAATTGCTGATCTCTTGACAAAAGACCAACAATTCCACTTTCAATATTTTTAATTTTTTCTGATTCAGAACCGATTTGTAATACAGTTTTAAAACCTTCTTTTGCAAATTTTGCAACAAGAGAAAATATTTTTAAAAATCCTGTTGTTATAAGAACCAAACCTGGACCAGAAAGAAAGTTTCCAATAGCGTCAAATATTCCTTGAATAAATTTATTACCCTTTTCTGGATCAAATGCTGTTTCTAAAAAGGATGTAAACTCATTAGCCAAGCTTAAAAGATTTTTTATAATTGGCCCGAACGTTATTGTCCCAATTTTTTCTGATAAATTTGTTAAACCAACAACTAACGCATTCATTTGAGAGTTGATCATTTCATTTAATGCGGCATTTTTTGTAAACGCTTCATCCATCGCTGATGCAGATTTGCTTGCCGCTTGAGAAAAAATAGATGTATCCGAACCCAAATCCTTGAGTGCGGCACTAACAATGTTTATTTGATAAACGCCACCAGCCAATTCTTTAATTTTATTAGCTACAGTTGGATCGCTTATATTTTCAAGTGATTGAGATAATGCTTGAAGTTTTTGAACGCCACTTTGAGAAGAATTAATCTCGACACCAAGTTCCCGCAAATCTTCTACAACAGAACCTCTGCCTAATCTAGTAAATATAGATTTTAATGCGTTACCAATAACTGCTCCACCACGAGATGTTGTTTGTTCAACAGCAGTAACTATACCTAAAAGTTCATCGAAACTAACTCCAGCATCTTCTGCGGTAGAACCAGCTCTACTAAATGCTTCAGCCAAATCTTGAGCTGAAACAGCAAACGCTGTATCAACAGCAACAAGTTTGTTGGTTATTTGTTCTGCGGTTAATCCAGCGCTACTAAATCCATTAATTGCGGCGGTAAGAGCTTTTACTGATTTAACTGAATCAAGACCAGAAATTCTCGTTAAAACCAATGCAGACTCAAGTCTTTTTGCAGTTTCCTCTGCATTTAAACCCTGTCTTGCTAATTCTGATGCGGCATCTGCAACAACATTAAAAGATTGTCCAGTGGTTTTTGCAACATCAAAAATTGTATTTCTAAAATCGTTAAGCTGGGAACCTGTAGATCCAATTATTGTACTTATTTCCGTTAATCTTTTTTCAACATTTATCGTATTAGCAATAAGCCCTTTGAACGCTTGAGAAACTCCATTTAATATAGAGGTAGTAGCTCCGAAAGCAAATACACGAGCAGTTGAAGCGTCAAGTGATTTTTGAAACTCTGAAGCTTGACCCGTAATCCTTCCTAAAGCTTGTTGAACCTGTTTTGACGCAGCATTAATGCTTTGGGGATTCAGGGTTAAATTACCTGTAATATTAATACCTGATGTGTTGGCCATTTTTATTAATTACACACATCAAGTCAAAAAGTCTTCTGCCTTTAAAGAACCTCCCCTAGCAGCGCTTTTAATTTTTAAATCCTCAACACCATGACTTACATTAGATTTTTTTGCATCTTCTTTTTCCACATAATCTAATATTTTTATTGGATCTTCTAATATTGAATCAGGGATTGAATAATTTTTAAATTTATTCAATAAAGAGTTGGCGTAAATTAATATATTTTTTTGATAAATTGTTAAATCAAAACCAGATTTATTAAATATAACATGAGGTTGCCTATAGTGCAAACTCATTAATTCAAAGAAGGACGGATTATAGGCGCTATAAACAATTATTTCTTTAGAATTTAAATCAGACATTTTATTAAATAATTCAGAATGATAAATAATTGATTCTTCTTCACTAACTGGTTCTGTAAAAGATTTATCTTTGAAAAAACAATTTGCTATTAAATTTTTAAATTTTTTATTTTGAGCAAAATTTTCGGCACTAAATTTTACCAAAAGATCTTTTTCATTCTTTAATTTTTCTAAATCTTTAGATTTGCTTTCGACATTTTGTTTTAAAGAAAGCTTTTGTATCGGATCATTCATCTTTTTTTCGGCTTCAACAAGCTTGGCCATCATCCATTTTAACGATTTAATCTCTTCTTCTTTATCTATTGTCCAATAACCATTTTTGATCGCAGAATCAATAATTTCTTTTTCTGTTTTAATGCCAGCTTTTTTTGCTGATCTTAAATAAAAGTCATAAGTTTCTTCTATTAATAGAATTTCACTTAAGGCAAAATGTTTAAAATAAAATTCGTGGTTTTCAGTATGTATTATACTAAAACCACGAACAATATCAATTAAAGCGGAGTGTGCTTTAGAATTTAACTCATCTTTATTTTTCATTTGAGTTATCTTTTTCGATAACTTCATCAACTTGCTCTTCAGAATCTTGTTTGTTTATTTCGGAATCAGCTTCTATTTTTGCACTGTCTTCAATGAGATTTTCTGAAGAATCACCAAACATTTCATTTATCGCTTTTTCAATATCCTCTTGTTTTTCTGCAATCTTATTGTACCATATACTTGCCGTTCTTACTAAAGTATTAAATGATTGATCGAATATATTTTTTATTTTCAATAAAGATTGATCATCTATGTCTTCTATAGACTCACACAACTCAAGATAAAATCTTCTTTTTTGATCAAAACTATCTCCTTGAAAAATTGGAAATAATTGTTTTTTAGAATCAACTTCTTCTTCGTAATAAGACAAATTAAAGACGAGCCATTCAATAAGCTTTTGCTCTGCCTTCGCATCTGCTGTTTGTGAAAACTGAGATCTCATTGATTGTTCGTATTCAAAAATATCATTTTTTGTACTAACAAAAATTCCTTTTGCTTCTTGTAATTTTTCTTTTTGCTCTTCTGTTAAATCCGTTGATTCTCCAAAAAATTCAATTGTTCTAGAAGCCTCCATATTATCAATAATGGATTTTTGTAATTTTTCTATTGAAATTTTTGAAGAAAAACCTCCAATATCGCCCATTTTTTTATTTAACATAGCTTTAGTTAAAAAGCCAGAATTGATATATTCATTGAATTTTTGACCATAAAAAAACTCAGCCTCTTCTATTGTTGCCATTGAAGGTTTCACGAAAACAACTCGATTTGGAGTACACTCAATTACTTTTTTTGTTGATTCTACGCTACCATCTTTAGTTTTTTTTATATATGGTATTGTTTTTTCTACTTTTCTTTCTATCTTAAAGCTGTAAATTTCTTTCATTTATGAATTAGTTTTTAATACTATATTATCTAAACTTATTAAAGAATTTCCATTAAAATCATATAAGTAATAAAAATTTGAGTTTCTTAAGTCCTCAATTAAAACAGATGCTTGAGAGTCGTTTATTTTATTAAATTCAATTGCATTGATTGGATAAAAAGCATTATATGGTATATTGTTTGAAACAAGGGTATTGTCATAATAATAACTTATCCTACCCTGATCTTCAAAAAAATACATTTTTATTGAAAATTGTTTTCCGCTATAATATCCTCCAAATAAATTATTATTTTTATCAAATAAATATCCACTATAGCCAGAAAAACTAACAGATGGTAAAAATAAATTATCACCAGATCTATAACCTAAAGAAAATGAAAAACCTGATTCTGGTGAATTTATTGTAAGCCCTGCATCTATCGCAAAACTTTCAAAAGTGCTTATATCTTTATAAACTTTCATAATATTTATTATGTACTTGGCATTAATATCCTTGATATAGAATTTTTATTTAAACTAAATTCATAATTAAAATCAATTGTTGCATTATCATCTAATTGTGAATTTTCGGATATGGAAGTAAGAGAACAACCGCTTACAATATATCTTAATATTGGATTACTTAAATTTTGATTTAAATTTATTGTAAAGCTTCCTTTATTTAATATTATACTGGACAAATCTATTCCAGTGATTTGATTTTTCATAACAGAAAAATTTAATGTTCCATTTATTGGAAGCTCTGGATATCTAAATTGTGAAGAAGCGTTGCCAAGGATAGTTATTGCTTTTCTTTTTATTGGAACTTTTAATTCAAAAGATTGTATATTAAAATTATTGTTAGAAATAGACTCTCCAAAATTACCTGAAACCATAATTCTATGAGGTCTAAACGCACAAGCAATATCATTATTTAAATTATTTGTAGTTAATCGTCCACCTGTATTATAACTTATATCGTTAGCTTCATATTCAACAGAACCAACAACAAAATTATCCAAAGAACCATTTATAGAATAAGATGTTAAATATGCACCGCTAACAATATTTTCTCCAGCAAAATTTCTGAAACTTAAATTAAAAGTTTCTGTTGATAGTAAACCAGATGTTTGAAATTGATAAAACGGATCGCAAACGAATCTATTTGCATTAATTGGTGAATTATTATCAATTAAAATAAAATCTAAACTTACATTAATTTTTTGATTTGGATTTAAAATTCTGTTAGTTACGCTATATGAACCTAAATCTTGAATTTCAGCAAAATCTTTTGTCTCATTAATTGAAAAAGATTGAACTCCAGTTAATCTTTGATTTTTTATAAAAACTTCAGATTCACTTGAATGAATTCTATCTACGCGCATATAAGATATTACACATTATTGCAAATAATAAAACCTTACCAGGCCAATCTAGTAAGGTCTTATTAAATTTTACATTAATTATGAGTCATCAAACTCCACTTATAAACAAAGGTCTATCAGCATCACTTCCAATAACACCAATTCCATTATAAGCTCCGCTCATGAAAAGACCAGCTGTTGTAGAAAGCGCTCCAGCAATTTGAGCGGAAAATACCAAATCAACAGTTTCCGAGTCGTCTAATCCAATCGAAAAGTTTTGAGAATCCAAAACAGCATTTTGTAAAATCCATCTCATTGCAGTATTTGCATTGTTGCAACGATCTTTAACATCAATTGTTATATTAGTCGAACCCCCAAACGCACAACCTGTAAGAATTCCAGCAATATCTCCTTGAGCGTAATCTGTAACTAATCCATTGATTGAACAAGTTACATTAATTGGAAATTCAAGAGGCTTAGCAAATGGTAATTCATTGCCCAATCTTTCAATTGGAGTTCTTGTAAGAGGCACTTCAATACTTGCGCTTTGAATATGCATACCACTTAATATAACACCACCAAGATTAGCTACAGTGTTATTGCTAAATAAAACTGAAACGTCTCCAGGTTTTAAAACGTCTGATGCGAACGTATCTCCAGTATTTGGCGCAAGAAGAATGGCTCTGCCAGTATCTGCTATAGTAGCCAAAGATCTGTTTAAAGAAGGGTTTAAGATTCCAGAACTTCTTCCAGTAGCAAAGGCTACGTTAGAGCACTCGAATTCTACATCAGCTCTTGGTATTTCGCCAACTGCAAAATTAGCCGTATAGCTTGAAAGGGATGCGTTGCCAAAAGAAATAACGTCATGCAAACCTCTACTTCCACTAAAGGTAACTCCATCAAATGCATCAACTCCATCTTGAGTTGTTAATACATAAAGATTTCTGTCTCTTTTTATAATATCTTCTGTTAATTGCCCAGAAATAAATTGAGATGTTGGGACAGATGCTCCAGTCATTCCACGAATATTAAGTCCAAGATTATGTTCATTTTCACCATTATTCAAATAATATCCTATGGAACAAGTAGCGCCTATTTCTGACATTCGAACAGCACCGACTCTGTTTAATTGTCCAAATTCACGTATATCCATTCTAGATCCAGCTAAGTCAATATCAAAAGAAAAGGTATCGACTTTTGATAATTGAGTTGGGACAAGTCCAGACATGGGTACAGAAACACCTCCATGTGTTGTTGCTAATAGACCTGTTGGTGAAACATAAACGGCTTTGGTTTGTGATATTATTCTTGTGCGTGGCATAATATTTTATTTTTTACTAATTACACAAATTTAAATTCTTGGGAATCTATAAGTTGATAAATCAAAATCTAAAAATCCAATTAAAAAGTTTTTATTTAAATTTTTTCTAACACTTTCTGAAATCACCTTCGATGCTGTTACATTAGTAATTAGTGATTTATTTTGCGAAATATTTGGTTGAATATTTTTTAAATTTATATATTGATATGGGAATGTTTTCGTTGAGAAGAAGGCTCCATATGGGAATTGTTCATATGGTATGTGAACAACCATACTTCTAACAGTATCTCTGAAAGCTGATAAGATAGCATCTAGCGTATAATTATCGCTAGTCAAAACTGTAACTCTAATCCTTGTTTGCGTATCTTCTTGTCCACCAAAACTAAATTCTTTATTTTCCGCAGATGCAAGAGAAATAAAACATGCTGGTAGAAAATAAGTTTTTTCGTCTAATTTTTCCGTTTTATTATAAAAATATGGGTTATTTTGACCCAATTCTAAAAAATCTCCATGTAATATAAGCTCCTCTTCATCTTCATTAGTAATATATGTATTTACTTCTTTTACAGTTGAATTAGACGTAATGGTTAAATTTTTTCCAGAAGCTTCAGGAAGAATTACTCTTCCATTTTCATAATCTATATAAATATTAGATAAATTAGTATCTCCAGTAACAAAATTAGAATTAATAAAAATACCTGAGTTAGGATTTTCAATAGAATGTTCCGCAACCAATTGTCTAAATTGACCTTGATATCCGATATATCCACTTGGAATATCATGAAAATCTATATACTTATAAGTATTATTTAAATTGGAATTATAAGCCTTGACTTTAGGACCAACTAAATGGTTTTCGAACCATAAATAAAAACTTGATAAAATATTATGATCAAATTGTGTTATCATTTAATTTCACTAATTTTATTTTTAAAATCACTCAATATTTTAGATAAATATGGAGTATTTCTAAGCTTTACACTAGAAGTTCTTTTTTTAACTTGTATACCTGTTCCAGAGTTCGATTCATCAAATCCAACACTTGAATATAAATACCTACCTAATCCACTTATTCCCTTTTCTATTCCATCAACCCAGCTTCTGCCCGATAGCCATGGTATTGGTGATGCTGCGTAAATTTGTTCTTTTGTTGGCGCTTTTATTGTAATTATAAATTTTCCATCACTGCCAGATTTCTTTACAGTTGTTGTTGTTGTTTTATTTATAATAGTGGAAATTATTTGTATTGGAGAATCTCCTGAAGAAAAACCAATAAATGAAAATAAATTTCCATAACCACCAAGAAGTCCACTTGAATTTGCGGAATTGGGTCCAGAACTTATTTCTTTTGTAACTGGATGTGATTCAAAGTCTTGAATCATTTTTTTATGAGCCTCTTGAACTTTTGGCTCTACATATTGTTGAATTAATGAACTCAATTCGTTTCCATTTTTTTCAACGACTTCTCTCAATAATTGTTTTGCATTTATCTTAACAGCAAATTTTGACGAACTAATGAAATTAGTTTTCACGTTTTAAATATAATGTATAAAAATTTTGTGAAATTTGATCTTCAATTTTAAAATCAGAATCCAACACATATAGATTGTCGTCTATTTCAATTTTGGAGCAAATTTTTATTTTTTCGACAGCTTCTAGTTTAACTTTTATTCTAACTCTTCCCTCAGAAGCAATTAAATTTGTTTGAGCATTGAAATCTGAAATTGATTGATTTTGTGATGATGGATAATAAATTCTCGCCTTATATTGGTATTTTGTTAATACTTTATTCAACTGGCTATTAGATTGATTTTTTACTCTACCATATAAAGCGTTGTAATTTAAATTTATTGGCATAGATTGCACCTCTTCAACATAAACATAAATATCTCTAGCAAAGGTATCATGCATGTTATTTAATGCTTGATCAAAAGCGTTTTTTTGAGAAGGTGTTATGAATGACGGCATTATAATGATCTCCTATAAGAATTGTCTCTATAGTAATCGAATCCATTAATTGGAACAGTACCGTCTATTCCAGCAACTTGGCCAGGTGAAGATTGATTCATATTGTATTGATAAAGAAGGTCTGATAGTTTTTTTTCTGCTTGTTTTACAAACGAAGAGAACTCACTAGAAATACTCGCCTTGCTTTGTCTTTGGATTGTCGTATCTCCTTCTTTAATCATTATCCAATCTCCAGCCGAGTCTGAAGATGTTGGATATACCAATGATCTTAAAACTTCTCTACTAGCCTTTTCGTAATAATGGATTTCATATAATGTAGAAAAAATATGAGATTCTTCTTTCGTCAGATTTCTTGGTTGAAAGCTTCCACTTTCATCTAAATAAAAATCTTGATGAAGATACGTGTTTAATTCGCCAATATGAGCGTCAAGCCAACCAGAAATATATGAAATTGGGAAACGACTTGCGTCTTCTTTAAATTCATATTTAATTATACTATAAGCTAAATTACCAAGATCGTTCATTAAATACCCTCTTTAAAGAGTCTTACAACAGATTCGTAATTTGGGGAACTTGGATCTATGACTGGTCGAGCAGCAACAGAAGATCCTATGTTGTGTTGTCTGATATAAATTTCCAAAGATCTTTTTAAATTTTTCTTTAATTCTATGTTGTTTCTTGCTGGTGGTATTCCAACTCTTATAGCTAAATTTTGAAGATCAGTTAATGTCATTGAATCTATTCTTTCAGCAAAAATTTCCTGATTTAATGTGCCGTAAGGATTAACGTCCTTAACACCAAGCAATTCCTCTAAATCACGCAAATGTTGAATGTCCTGTTCTTTTCTACTCTTACCGTCAACAATGTCAAATTCTTCAAGATGAGTGGTATCAAAATATTTTTTTGGATCTTCGTTTTTAAATTGTGAGATTTTTTTATCGTATTCTTGTGGATTCATATTATATAATAATATTTTTTTTAAAAAAATCAAAAAAAAAGAGCCACCCAATTAAGGGTGACTCTTTTAATTTTTTTTACATTAAACGTAAATTCCAACAAGAGCGCGATCATCAAGAACAACGCGACCCTCTTCAAGACGGCCATAGTAACCAATCTTATTTTGACGAAGAGAGAATTGATCATCAACCGCTACTGTAAGCTCATTTGAACTTCCTTCTTCAAGAAGAACTGGACGAATAAGAGCATCACGGGAACGGTCAACACCAATAAGAATTTCGTCATCAGTTTGCGACCAATTAGTAAGGGTGACGCTATTAGCTGAACGAACTGCATCAAAAATCTTATTGAAGCGTTGGTTGATACCCATTTCAAGCACTTCAATGATATTGATGCCATAGAAGCTTGGAAGGCCAGCTGCACTGTAGAGTTGCTCACGAAGAGAATCTGGAGCAGCAAGTGAAGTAGCTCCACTTGTAGTAACAGCTCCACTACGAGTATTTACAGGGTTGTAAGCCATTGCACGAAGCTCTTGAACCATTTCTGGAGAAACAAGAAGATCTGTAACACCAATCTTTGAACCTCCAACTGGAGTGCCAGCTGAGAAGGAAGCATTGATGCGCTTACTAAGAGTAATCAATCTATTGAAATCATTAAGCGTGAATTGATTAGCGGTAGTTGCTTCAATAATATGATTGCCTTTTGCCATACTGCCACCAGGAGCTGATTTAGTATTCCCGTTAACAAGAGCTGTTGCAAGAACATTAAACGCTGTTTTTTCTTGTTTAAGAAGGATTTCTTGAGCCATGCGAGTAAATGTTTTGCTGACAACATCAAGTCTGCTCTTGCGAGCATATTTACGATCAAATGCATAAGCAGTATCGAGCGTATAAGTGCTGAACTTGAGTTCGTTGTGTGCAGGGAAGACTTGACTATATGGAAGTCCACCAGCAACTTGCTGAGAATAAACCTGAATGTAATCTTCGTCTGTGATATCGTGAAATAGATCAAGAGGAAGAGAAGGATTATCGTCAGATTGGTAGGTGAATGTTGAGAATAAACTACCAACGGATTGAGCGTTGTTAATTACCTCACTAAGCACTGGACCAATAAGAGTTGCAACCGCAGCTTGAGCTTCATAAGCCTCTTCACGATTATTGCTTGCCATAGCCTTAACTAATGCAAGTTGTTCGTCTGTTCTTTTAATTGTAATTTTCATTTTCGTGATTTATTAAGAGTTAGAGATCAATTTTAACCATTGCGTAATAACCTGTAAACGCATCGGCATCTTGTGCTGACTCGCGTGTTCCAGTTGCTAAAACAACTCCGACTTTACAGTTCATATAAGCTTGCTTATCTGCAGTTCTGATGCCCGTAAAAGCTCCGTCAACACTTGGAACAATCCAATCACCAACTGCTGGACGGTGTGCGCCACCAAGACCTGCATTGGTAAATGCGGTTTGAGTGAACGTAAGAACTCCTTTAGTAAGGACTGGAACTGCCTCGCCAGAAAGTACGCACTGAAGCTCTTCTCTCTTCTGAGGATAGTAAAGAAGATTTTCACCGTTTTCGTCAACTGCACGTACATCTCTAAGCATAATGCCAAGAGGAGCACCGCTAAAAAAGTCTCCTGTTGATACAACTTTGGATACTTTGTAAGGAACCTCTGGATAAAGAGATGTTGAGTGAGCTAATGCATTTAAATACCCATAAGCATCGCCACGGGTAACATAGTTAACTGGATCTTGATCAAGGTTAGCGTTGCTGACTTTAACGAGTGATCCAGCCGCACCAGTTACTTCGTTTAATGAGTAGAAATTAACTACATCATTTTCGTTGTACTGGCGGAATGGTAATATTCTAGATAATGTATTTGCCATAATATTTTGTTTTTAGATTATATTTTATATTTTATATTTTAACTTCGACAGAAAAACTGTCTTTCAACTTTTGAATAAGTGAAACTTTTGTAGAAATCTCCCCATTGTTATTAGGAATATTTGCTTCAGATTCTTCTACTTCCAAATCTTCTTCTTGCTCTTCTTCAACAATCTTTTCTTCAACTTTTGAAGCGCTTGAAGTTTCGAGTCTTTTTGTAACTTCTTGTTCAATGCGATTTCTTACCTCTTCTTCCAAAGAGGAAATTGTTGATTTAAGTTTATGAGCGAAAAGAACAGAAAGTTTTTCTTTATATTGTTCGAATGAATCTTCTGAGTCTTCAAGTTGTTTTACCTCAGCAACAACAAATTGCATTTCTTTTTCTGAAAAGCTATATTGATCCTCCAAGAAGTTCATGCGAGAATTAAATAAATCAGCTGCAGCTTTAATTGCATTTTCTGCTCTTATCTCGTCCAATTCTTTTTTAGCGTCCTCAAAAGAAGCTTTTAATTGAAGGAGATCGTTTTCAATTTGTTGTTTTGATTCGCGCTCTTGCTGAACTTGAGATTTCCATGAATCTGCTTGTTCTGCTAATGCATCCCTCATAATCAAACTAATTGATTTGGCTTGAGACTCTTCAGAACTGATTGAAGCAATGCTTTGCTCTAACTTTTCTAAGAATTGGTCGAATTGTTTGTCGTTCATATTTAAAATGTTTTTAAATTTTTTAATCTTTACAATGTTTTTATTAATTAGGGAATTTTTTTGTTTATTTTCTTTTGAAGAATTATTTAGTAATTCAATATTTGATACACTTTCTTGATTATCGTCGCCATCTTCTTCTTCGCGCTCATCTTCTTCTTCATCTTCCTGTAGTAGATATACGCCAGAAACATTTGCTGCTGGATTTGTTGTTAATGCCGCCCCAAGTGGATAAACTTCTCCGACAATTAATCGATTTACCATTTGTCCATCTTTATCTAAACCCTTGCCGCCAAAACCTTTTAAATGTTTTTTCATTTCCTGAGCTTCTGATTCATTTTCAATAATTTTTGAATCTTGCAATCTATCTGATGCTCCGTAAGCTATTTTATAATCTTTAAAAGCTAATTCCCAACTTGTTGAAATTGATTGATATTCTTTGTTTTCTTTGTCTGAAGCTTGAATAATTGCATTAGCTAATTCTGGATAAATATTTTTATAAATTAAACCTGCAGCAGTTATATAATAGGGGTCTTTTCTTTTAGAAAAAGATTGAACGTCATTGTCTTTAAAGTCTAGTTCTTTATCCGAAAAAGATGCATTTAATATGTGTCCAACAATTTTATTTTTTTTATGCTCAATATTTATTGGTTTATTAGCGAAGCGTTTAACTGCGTTTATTGCTGTTTCGGAATCTATACCATCTCCATTAGCATTAAATTTATTAACAACCGCCAGATTAAAAACAACAGGCAATACGTCAATGTTGCTTTTAGCATCAAAAGATTCTGGCATCAAAGATTTTGCTTTTTCTATTACGGAACCTTTTGATATACCAAATTTTCCAAATTCATTCTCAGAAATGACTTTTATTGTTCCTTCAAATTTTGTAAGTAATTCTTCTGACATAATTTTGATTACACTATAATTTTATTTGAGTGATATAAAATTGCGGCAGATAAGTCGTCTAACTGATGCTTTGATGCAATATCTAATATTTCTGTTGAAATTCCAAGATCTTGAATTGAATCAAAATCATCAAGTATTGCTGCTAAAGTTAATTCCCATTGATCTTTTTCTTTTGAAACAATAATCGATTCACAAACGCTAGAAACTAAATCTTTTTTATTATTCTCTAAATCCTCAACTCCATATTTTTCTGCAAATTCTGCGAATGCCTTAAATTCAAATTCATTTATTAATTTTGTTGCTTCAATAATGTTTTTTCTAGAAAAAGCGTTTTTAGCCTTACTCGTGCCAATTGGTCTTCCTCCAGAAGGAGCAGATGTAGTAGCTGTTTTGTTATTAGGCTTAACTGGAGTTTTTTGAATAGTTTCTTTGTTGTTTGTTTTTTGTGGCACAGTATCTAACTCAGCTTCTTGTTTGAGATTAATGCTGTTAACTAATGGCATATAATAACCATCTTCTCTATTCTTTAAGAATTTTTCTTGAGCAGATATAAGATCATTTTCATTAGGGAAAGAACCGCTGTTAATTGTTTTTATTCCTTGTTCTGGAGTAAGAACACCAAGTTCCATCATTCTTGTTACAAGTTTTTGTAAATCAGAGTTATCTAATGTATCTGTTTTAACAAATTTTACCATAGGCCAATTCCTCATACCCATAGCCTTACAAAGTCGCTTGACTTCTGGTTGTAAAAACTCTTTAATGAATAAGTCTCTGGCCTCATCTAATCTTTGCATGAAAATTTTAAGTTTTAATTGGGTATCTGCATATTTAGATTCGCCAATTAAAATATTTTGAAGTCCTTCTTCTATATCTTTATTCAAAACTTCATATTTTTCTTTGCCTATAACTTTTCTTAAATCTGGAATGATAAAATCAGCTTTTGTTGTATAGTCAGAAACAAGAACTCTGCCAACACTTTGATTTTTAAAAATTTGTTGCATTGCTGCAAGATTTCTATGATTAATGCCACCTTTATCTGGTTCAGCTCCCATTGTAACTAACAAAACAACATTCTCAATTGAACGGGCTATTGCTTGATCAATTTTCTTTAATTCCATTTTTTTATTAATATCATCTAAAACTGGAAAACCCATTGGTATAGAAAGTGGTTCGTAATCTTGTTTTTTAGAAAAAATAACATGAAGAAAATCAGAATCTAATTTAATATACAAACGTTCAGATGTTGTTGCCACACCAGTTTTAATTCTTACTTGAACATCCTCTGGAAGAGAGTTAAACATTTCTTTTTCATGCTCTGTTTTTGGCTCTCTTAATCTTGATATTTCATATGGTGTTAATACTTTGAAATATTGATATTGACTAAAAGATATACTACCCTTAACAGCTATATCAGAAGGGTTAAGCATTAAATAACGAATAGGCACTGGAGTTTTTGTTGTAGTAGCTCCATAAGATTCAAGTATTTTTTGAGCGTTATCTGTTTTAATCTTTCCGTCTAATCTATACATGAAAACATTTCCTGAGCGATAATATTCTCTAAAATATTGAGCCTTAAGGTCATGCATTCTAATTCTTTTAAACCATGCCTCGATAAAGCTTTTTGCTTTTTCTGAACCACCTTCTAAATAAATGTCCGAATCTGCAAATTCTGACATTAAATCTATTGTTGATTTAAATGATGGAATATTAAAATAAGCTCTTTGACAAAGTTGAATTGCATCTCTAGCATCTACAGAATCGCTAGAATAGTCGTATGGCAACAGACCATCATCTATGTTTTTAAATCTTTTCGTTGTATAGCTTGATGTTATAGCGTTTTGTCTAACATCGGTTCTACTTCCAAATGATAATTTATTAACATTTTGAACTGATTCGTATAAACTTTCACCCACTAAATCTGGCGCAAAACTATCTAAAGGTGTACTGAAATTTTCAATTGAGCTTTCGTTTTTTTCAAATTTTTTCCAATAATCAGATCTTTTTTTATAACTTCTTCTTTCTTTGCTCATATGTAATTGTTACACTTAACTTTAAAAAGTTACTTTCAACTTTCAAATTGAAAATGGAATAAAAGTATTAAATTCTTTTTTTTCTTCTTTTACGTTGCCAGAGTCGAATAATATTTTTGAAAACCAATTTCCAAGAACTAAAGCTGAATAAGAGTCTTTTCTAGCTCTATTTGGACCTTTTTGGCGTTTTAAATTTTGTGGAAGTTGAAATGATTGAGTTCCTTGTGGATTCGAAACGACCTCAATGTTGGCGCATTCAGATTTTGTTAATTCTATCATTGTTTTTTGATGATCAATAAAATCAATCATTGCCGCCGCTTGTGAAGTTTTTGACAATTTTAAATCCCACTTTAAATTTTCTACAGGAATTGTTTTTTTTCTTTGTTCGTCAAAATGTTCGTCAATAGCTCTAGATGCAAACAAGATTCTTTTATGATCAATTGATGCCTGAAGCATTTCATTTGCAGATCTAATCCAAGAAGCAGATGGTTTTCTTAAAATACAATATCTTCTTTCTTTTTGGTTATATTGATTTTTAAACATTAATAATTCTTCATGATATAATTCTGGTTTATCAAAATCAACTTCAATTGTATTAATTTTTAATGCAGCTTTTTTGAATAATTCACTTTCATTGCATGAATTTATAAATTGAACTCCTCCATTATAGTCTCCACATATTCCTACAATATTAAAGTGATTGATCAAATAAAAGAAATAAAACATATGTTCTTTTAAATCAACTCCAGCAATAGCATAACTATGAACAAGACATACTTTTTGATCTTCTCTATTTACTTTAAATACTTGTATGGCAAAATGGTCTGCGCTGCTATTTCCAGCCCAGTTGGGGTCAAATGAAATGATATATTCATCACTAGGATTACCAATAACTTCAACTGCTGGAAAATCTCCATCAGGAATTGTGCAAGCAGCCATTTTAGATAGTCTAAAATAACCATCACTTTCATCAACAAATTGCGCTCCGAATTCTCTTTTAAATTGCATTTCACTCATTGTTGCTTTTGCTTGTTTAAGCAAATTTTGATCATACAGCCTTTGTGGAGCGCAATCATAACTTAATTGCATTATTAAACGATAGGCATTATCACTTAATTCATCTTCATCTTCATTTTCTTGACTAAGATCTTCTCCAAAAATTAATGATTCGTACTTTTTGTAAAGTTTATACATATATTCAAATTTAAAGGACGGAGATGATAAGATTATCAATTTATTATTGGGCCACACATATCTTTCATCTTCTTGCATCTCGCCTTTATCGATTATTCTCGATTCTAATTTATGAAGCTCCTCTCTTTCAATGGGGTTTTCAATAACCCCTAAGAATGGAAGAATAACTTCCGTAAAGATTTTTTCTGGTATAGTTAAGAACTCATCAAGAACTATTCGATTAAATCGAAAACCACGTAAGCGTTCTCCATTAGCTAATGGCAAAGCAATTGCCCTGCTATTGCCAATAGATAGTGTCCACATATCTGTGCCTTTTGTAATTTTAACACCACAATCTTTTGCTAATTTTGCTTCTGGCTTAGACAATATATCTTCCATTTTTTGGAAAATTTGTTTAGACTGCCTAAAACTTCCCGCAATAACACCGATATTAGCTCTTGGATTTAATAAACATTCAAGCAATACATAAATTGCAGTAGAATACGTTTTAGACATACCCCGTGAAAACACAAACATTGAATAATCGGAAACCATCATTCCTTTAATTGCCATTGTTTGGAACGGAAATAATTTAACTCCTAAAAATAATTCTGCAGTATAAGCAATATTATTTCTTAGAAAACGATATAATTCGTATTTCGCTTCTTCTTCAGATAGATTTCTATCTATTAATTTTAGATGCTCGTTTAATTGATTAGCCGAATAATCAAGTCGAAATCTTTGTTTTCCTTTTTGCCATGCCATGAATTTTATTATCTATGTAATATTGAAGATCAACGTTCCATAATTGATCTCCATAATATAATATTTTAGGTATTATTTTTGTAGCCCCTGATCTAGACGAGGCAAAAATAATTTGTAAATTTTTAGGATAATCTATAATAAGATTTCTTAAATTGTGCCAGACAAAGCCCAAATTGGACTTAAAATTTGATGTCTCGTTATCTTGTTCAATCTTATCAATGCTAGATTCAACCACAACGAACATATAACAGTTAAACTTAACGCACCTATCCATTTCACGCCTAAATCTATCAATATCTTTACCAAATGTCTGTCTAAAATCATCTTGTGCTTTTCTGTCTATAAATGTTTTTGTATAAAAATCTCCTCCAGCAGTATAGTCTCCAAAATCTAGTTTCTGTTGAAGAGAGTTCTTATATATGATAGGATTTTTTTCTCTAGTGTCTATAAATATTTTTAATTCGTCGCAATTTTGATTCCAAAAATTTTCTGGTATTTTTTTATTGAACCATTGATCTATTGAAAGTTTTTTTAAAAAAAATGAGTATGAACCAAATATTTTTTTATAATTATTTATATCAGCCATTTCTGAAAGTTGATAATATAAATTTGGCGGAGATATAGATATATTTTTTTCTTCAAATCTTTGCTTTGCTTTTTCTATTACATAAGGTTCTGTGGTAAAAGAGTCGTTACAGTCTAACCAACTTAGATAATTATCAAATGAATTAAAGTCTTCACGAAAATATTGATCGTAGCTTTTAAAAGCTAATAAATTTTTTGTAAATAAATCATGTTTTTTATAATGCTTTACATAATAATCGCCAATTCTTAAAGAATGAGCTTTAAGATGATGATGAAAACTTTTGCGGCTTTGAAATTCTTCGCCACATTCTTTGCATTTATAATCCATTATAATAATTCTCGTTTGGAAATGCCAAGAATTCTAGCTTTAAATTCATCCATGGATTCCAATCTGTCAGCTTCTTGTTCAATTAATTTGTTTTGAAGTTCGGCCATCATGATCATTCTATCTCTTTCTTCTTTATCTTGGAATGCTTCAACTAAAGCAAAAATATTACCACTTTGCTCTCCCTTCTCTTTAAGTCTAGCTTGACGACTACCATTAAGATCTTTGGTTAAAGATTCAATTCGTTTTTCACATTGATTGAGTTCTTCGCTAGTTGCCTTAATAATCTCAGTTAAACGCATAGTGATATCTCTATCATTATCAGCGTCATTAAGTAAACCATTTAGTCTATCCATTCTTTGTTGAATGTGCTTCTGGCGTACATAATTAGCGCAAACAGTAATATAAAGGTTTTGTTCGTCTACTGTAAGATCTGGCTTATCCCAGACTACACGCACATATTCACTTTCAAATAACTCTCTATCTGATATGGTTGAATATTGATTAATTATATTTATAAACCTTGGGCTTCTTAAATAAATTAAAAGCTTTTCACAAAGCCTTTTCTGTTTGGTTGACATTGTTATTTCGTCTAAATTAACGCCAGCCCAATCATTGATTTTTTTTATAACTCTGGATATAGACTTTGGCGGTGTCCAACGATCAGAGGTAATTTGATCCTCTTCATTTATTATTTCGGGCCTATTTCTTTTAAGAAATTCTGTTACCACCCTGTGCTTTATACTTAAGGATTGTATACTCCTATCTTTAAAAGCTAATCTGCTCGCTTCAAGTGCATTAATACCATTTTCAATATTATCACTCATTAAGAACTCTTTTTGTTCTTTTGTTAATTCTATTTCATCAACTTTTTCAACTAATGATGTTTTATAATTGAGATTTTGTTTACTTAAAAACGATCTAACTAGTCTTCCCTCGATACTCCTTCCATCAATGTTGGGGTTATTAAATACTTTTTTTGTTAATTCTCTCAAATCAGGAGTCTTTGCGAAGCCTTCTAATATAAGTTTCTTTTGATCTTCTGTAAGCTCTTGTTCGTTCATAAAATATCATTATTTTTTAATACATTAATGGCAATCTCATAAAATTTCTTCTTTAAATTATTTATTTGCTTGTATCTTATTGTTTTTCTTTTCGATGAATCTGCTTTAAATTTAAAAAAAACTGCAATTTGCTCTTCAGAGTAATTTTCTATATAAAGCATCTTGTAAACAATTTTATGCTTTTCATTTAATTCATTCATAACCAAAGAATGAAGTTTATTCTGAGCTGAGTCATAATTAAAATTATCTTCGATATAAGTTTCGCCAAGAAACAATCCATCTTCCATTGGTAATGGCAGTTTTAAGTTGTACGCTTTTTCTTTTTTCTTTTGCCATTTAGAATAAGAGTCGCATTCAGAATTTTGTTTTCCATTTTTAGTAAATGAGCATGAATCACCTCCCAAATAAAACGGACACTTTAAACATGGTTTTGCAAAATTAGAATAATTATTCCTAATCATATTTTTCATTTGATTAGATATAATCATTGCCGCCCATGGTTTAAATGGGCGATCTTGATCCCACAAGTGCCATTTTTTAAAAATATGTAATCTTATCATTTGACAGACATCATCATAGTCTAACCATGAGATGGCATCCAATTGCCATTTAGCGCGATATTTCTTAAGAAGCTCTTCTAGTTCTTCGTTTTTTTCCTCATAAGTAAAATTATTCATCAGATATTTCAGTAACTTTAGATGTAGAACATTCCTTGCGGATTTGAGCTAAAAGCTCATCGCCTTCTGGTCCAAGAAAACCATCTCTTTTAAAGCCATCTCTTGGAGCTGGGTTTGACCAAAGATCATCTAATGTAAGATTTTTATTAAATCCTTCATAAGAAATTGATTTTTTTAGTTTGGAAATATCTATATCATCTAAGTTAAATTCTTCATCAAAATCATCTTCTTGATTATGAGATCTGATTACTTTTTTCTCGGCAGAATTTACTTTAGTTGTTGTATTAAAGGGGTTACCACAACCAGCGCAAAATTTGGGCCTTGAAACTTCAAATACGTTTTTAAAACCACACTGAATACAAAATTCTTTGTTCATACACTTATTTTACATTAAAAATTCTTTTTTTCTATTTTTTCTATAATATAAGTTATAATTGGATCACGAATTATATCAGTTTTATCAAATGCTAAATTATAAATGCCCATTGACTGACTTTCTTCGTCGTTAAATATTTCTGAGAATTTTTCAAAACCAGTAGAACGTATATCGCTCTGCATTATATCTCCGCATAAAAATATCTTACTGTTTCTGCCGATACGAGTTATAATTGTTGTTAATTCTTTAACAGACATATTCTGAGCTTCATCAACAATCACAATTTTCTCGCGCCAAGATTGGCCGCGAATAAAATTTATTGGTTCGGCGCTAAGAACTTGTTTTTGTTTTAAGTATATTTTTTCTGGCTCATTTAAAAGCTCATCTATTTTATCTTCCAAGGGAGCCATATATGGCCCGAATTTATCATTCATAGAACCCTTTAAGAAACCAAGACTTCTATCCGCACTTTCAATAACACTTCTTAAATATAAAATACTTAAAAGAGAATCGGCGCTATAAAGTTGAAGAGCAGTATAAACAGATAAAAATGTTTTTGCAGTTCCAGCTGGTCCACTTAAGAATACTATCCTAGTATTCGGTGAACTCATTATTTTGTAGAAATTATCTTGCTTTGGAGTTAATTCTATATGTGACAACAATAGACCATTAGAGTAGCCGCTTTTTTTTGACATTCAATAACATAATTTACACCAAAAATGAATTTACCAATAAGATTTAATAACTACGAAGACTGTTTAATGGGAATAGCGCAGTCTCATAATGATGCAGTTTATATTTATGATAAGGAAAAAATATTAACTAAAATAATGAAAACCTCAAATTGCTCTTATAAAGAAGCGTTGGGTTTTTTTGATAATCATGTAAACAAAGACTTTGGTAAAAGAGGTCCAGTTTATTTTTCAAGAATAGATCAAATGATTGAAGTAGATGGAAATGAATAGGTTTAAATAAAGGGGTGGGGTTTGGTTTGAATTTGATAAATGTATGGTGTTCACCCCCTCCCCCTACTTTTTCGAAAAATCAATTTTTGCAAAATTTCAGAAAAACCCACCCCCTTGTCAAGAAAAAGATGTGAAAAAAAATAGTGAAAAAAATCTTTTTTTTGTTGCGTTTGTGGGGGAATCTGGTAATGTTCTTACATGTCAAACGAACTCCAACTCCTCCGCATCGGTGATGTAATCGAATCCAAGCAAGGCAAATTCAAGGTTGCCGACATTGTAGAAGAACAATGGTATGAGCCTTGGGTTGTCTTGGTAAAGTGGAACGGGAACGCTTGGGAAGATACGAGAATCCAATTCAAAGACCTCTGAAAATAAAAAATCTTTTTCCTTGCTCTAACCTCAAAATCTGCTAACTTTCTCTCATGTCCAACGAACTCCAAGACCTCTACCACATCGACACTCTCGAAGCCCTCGCCATGCTCAATGACATCACGGCGCGTTTCGAGGAACTTGCAACGCGCACGGGTGAAAATGCCCAAGCATTCCGCGAAGAGTGCGAAAAAATAAAATGGGAAAAGTGAAAATTTTTCTTGCGTTCCCTCTCTCATCTGCTAACTTTCTCTCATGTCCAACACAACTACCATGACCACCCCAACAATCGAATCATTCATTGCTCGCGTTCCAGTCGGAAGCCTTACCACCTACGGCATCTTCCTTGGTTTCGATGATCAAAAAGCAACCTTCAAAGGCCGCATGAAAACAGGTTCTAAAGATGTCTTGGAAGTTGCCTTGAATGCCAAGCTGATTGGTGGTGACTTCACCTTGGACAAGGTGCAAGTGACAACCCCCGAACAAGTTGCACAACGCAACAAAGCAAACGCCGAAAGCATGAGCGCATTCTATGAAGCTCGCCCCAACCTTCTCAATGACTAACCCACACACACACACACACACGCACACACACACACCATGAAATACGACCACACCTTTGAAATCTTCGGCCAAACCTTCGTTAGCTCCTCTTTTGAACTCTTTATGTCAATTCTCTTGGTGGCTGGACTCGCGATGCCATTGTTGACAATCGGCCTTTTTAAAATCTTTTCCTTCGTCAGCAATCTCATCGAAAAAACAAAAAACAAATAAAAACAAACATACACACACCATGAAACACACACTAGCAATCCTTGGCTCTGCCATCATCACCATGTCGCCCGTCTTTAGCCTTTGTGCCTTCTGTATCTACGGAGGACGAAGCGAAGTGTTCGACGCTGTATGCTTCTTAACCTTTGGCGCGACCTGCTACTGCCTCGCACATCTTCAATCATACATCAAACATAACTAACACATGAGCGCACGAAACAAAGCACGAAAGATGATCAACGCACAAGTCTACGCAATCACAGGCTTGTCACTCGATGATCTGCCTGATACCGCTCTTCTATGTGATCACGTGGACACATTGGAAGAGATGATAGAAGAAGCAGACAGCATGACTCCCATGAGTGAGCTACTTGACTACGCACAAGAAGCCGCAATGGAATTTCTAGAAGAAGAAGGAATGTCGGCATGAGTGAAGAACTGCATGACATAGTTGCAAGCGCCGTGTGCTTTACTACTACGCTTGTAGTAGTATGGCACATTGTGCATAGCATAACTACATTGCCACTGCCTCTGTAACTCGTTGACAATGAGTGAGTTACGGGCGGGGGCGGGGCCGCGCCCCGTAACTGCTTGAAAATGAATAAGTTACGAATGCGCGAATCATCATGCTTTGCTCAATCTGTCAAGAAAAAACACAGAAAAAATGCAGAAAAAAAAGATGAAAAAAGATGTTGCATTTTGTCGGCTCCGAGGTTATTCTTTGCGCATCGAGCTTCGGGTACTCGCTAAATCACTCTAGAGAGTTGAGCATCTCTTAAAACTGCT